TGTATCGTAACGCAGCAGTTCCCAAATTGTATGTTGAATCTGCTACTGGTATAATAGCTTGTGTTGTCGTTGTTCCTGATATTTGTAATGTTGTAGCAGGCGAAACCGTACCAATACCCAATCTTGCATTCGTATTGTCCCAAAATAATTGTGAGTTATTTTCAGATAATGTTCCACCACTACCCTGAAATATTACCGAACCTGTTGTAAATGGTGATGATACTGTTGATGCTGATATTGTTGTTGCGGATATTGTCGTAGCAGTTAATCCACCTTGAATTAAAGTATTACCACTAACTTGTAATTTTTGACCTGCGTCTGTTGTTGTGCCGATTAAGAAATTACCATTAGGCCTAACTTTTACGTTAGTTGTATAAGTAGTGGTAGTTGTATTATAACTTCTAATTAAAAAAGCACCATCGGTATTATCTCTGTGAAGATTTGGCATAATTACACCACTTTGCAAAGTTATTCCATTAATACTTCCAACAGATAATTCTGATATTGGCGAAGCCGTACCAACGCCAAATCTATTATTCACATTGTCCCAAAATAATTGTGAGTTACTTTGAGTTAATGTTCCACCACTACCCTGAAATATAACCGAACCTGTTGTAAATGGTGATGATATAGTTGATGCCGATATTGTTGACGCACTTAATGTACCTGTTACATTTAGATTTGCGTAAACATTGGAGTTTCCGCTGGTTATAAAACCATTTTTTATATTAAATTCGTTTGCCATAAGTAAATCTTTTCCCTATCCAAGATTATTATATAAATACATTATTAAACTACTCTTTGTAATCCTACCTCATTCAAAGCCCAATCAATTGCATAGTTATCATCGTTTGACCATCCTGAGTATGTTTGTTCGTCCATATATAGGTTACCTTCCAAAACTGTAACACCTTCATCTGTTAACACTTGCCAAAGGAATGGAACTGATGTTGGAAACATCGGGAATTTAAGAGAATCTAAATTAAATTGTGTACCTGTTCCTTTTGTTGGTACGATAACTGGTTGAATTTCTATATTCATAGTAATAATGTTTACTATAAATACTACGTAATTTGATATCTATCTTTAAAAGAACGATAGTTATTTAAAACTTCCACACTTGATAATTCTCTGTTATAGTATTGTATAACACCGACATTACCATTTGCCGGACCAATTCTATTTGTTATGTTGTTTGTTGAAAATACTGGAGATGGGGTAGCACTTTCTTTATATTCACCATTCCAAAATAGGTTAAAAGTGTTACCAGTGTTTTTAGTCATCGTTAAATTAAACCATTTGTTAGATAATATTGACTCGTAGTTTTCATATTTTCGCCAATTAGAGGGTTGTGTAAAAGAAAAAAAAGATTGTGTTGATATTGATGAAACTGCCGTTGAATAGAGTACTTGAGTGTTAAGTCTATAAGCTCCTAAAATACCTGTTCCAGATGAAAAAGTATTGTCTATTGAACCATCGGTATTTAATCGACAAACTTGGTTTACATTTGTACCATTAACTTGTGTTATATAACCACTACCAATTAAAATTTTTCCATCATTTTGTACTGTAATTGATGTGACAGTTGAAACTGTGGATGCGGTAAATGTTAAATCTTTAGTACCATTAGTATTTAATCTAACAATATACGCATTTGATAATCCGCTATATGCGCCAAAACTTCCACCAACCAGAATCTTTCTGTCCGATTGTAACGCAACACAAGTTACAGCGGCATTAAAACCAGACCCAATTGTGAATGTATTGTCAATTGTACCATCAGAATTTAATCTAATAATTCTATTGCTTGTTACACCACTATATGTCGTAAATGCTCCTCCAACAATTACTTTTCCATCGGATTGTAAAACTGTGCAGTTTCTTGAGATATTACCATTAAACCCAAATGTCGCACCTGATGTTTGAAAAGTTGGGTCAATACTCGCGTCTGAATTAAGTCTGACAATTCTATTAATGGAAACTCCTTTATAACTTGTAAATTGACCTAAAACAATTAGTTTACCATCAGGTTGTAATACCATATCTTGAACATCTTCGGTATTAACAAAACCTGTTGTAGTATTAAAACTTGTATCAATTGTCATTGCCGATAAATTAAGACGAGCTAATCTTTGTGCGGATATTCCTTGTATAGACGTGAACCAACCACCAATATAAATTTTATCGTTTGTGTTATCTATTATAAATTTAGATTGTGTTATGGTTGCATTTACTGTTGCAATTGTTTGTTGACGAGCACCTGTTGTTGAATTTACTCTTACAAGACTATCTAAATTATAACCGGCATATAATAAGTCACCTGAAGAATTAAACCCCATACAAGTTACATCTTGTGTTTGGTTAATTGATAAACCTAAATTAAATTCTGTTAATAACGTACCTGATGAATTTGTTTTTACAATGAATTGTCTTTCAGTCCCATTATATTCAACAATTCTTCCTCCTATAAAAATATTTGAATTTGAATCAACTAATATTTGATAAATGGTTACTGAATATGTGAATTCTAAAAGTAAACTCCCATCTGAAGTACCAACTGAATTCCGATTTAGTATCATTTGTTGTGTGACTTTACTTTTAGAAATATTAAATTTTCCAAAATAATTTACACTCCAAGTTGTTGCACTAAAATAGTTCGTTAGATTAATATAGTCATCAGTCGCATCAAAAAAGAAATTTCCAGCGTTAGATGAATTATATAATGTTCCATTTGCTAAAGTACCAATATTTGAGGAAATACTTGCGTCATAAATTGTACTACCTGTTGGTGTGTAAAATTTTGGGTTAGCTGGGTCTAATAAAAGAGACAAACCATTTGTAGTAATATTTCTTATATTCTGTACTGTACTCATATAATCGGGTCAGGAGATGTCCATTCAGGAGTTTGTAAAATATCTAATATTTCTTCATAGGTATACGGGCCTTCCTTTGTTGTCAAGGAGTCCACACTTGATGGAACGACATCACCTTCCCATTTAACAAATGTCTTTGTTTCATCAACCGACTTTCTAACGGTATCTATTGATGTTTCTAAAACTTGTGTAAAATCAATAAGTGGTAACTCACTTGTACCAAATATCATAAATTGTCTTTGTCCGTAATCTTGTAATTGTGTTTCCATATGTTATAAATATTATAAACCGTATCTACCTTTTAACGCATTGTAGTTTTGTAGAACTTCTTGGTCAGTTAATACTTTATTATACGCCCTACATACACTCACATTACCATAAAACCCTCTATTAGCCGGGTCATTAATGTCAGTTCCAAAACCTCCAATACTTGTGGAAAAAGTATTACTCCCACTATATGAAATTGAATATTGTTCTAAAAATGATGAATTAATATATAATTTCGCTTGCGTTGAGTTAATTGTTAAAACAACGTGATTCCATCTATTGTTAAAATATGTTGTGGTAGTTGTGTTTTGATATGATACCTCTCCGCTATTAACTCTTGAATGCATTTGTCCAGTTATTGATAACCGTAAACCAAGACCATAATTGGCGTAAAAAATACCTTGTATTCTACCATTACTTCCAAAAGAATTAAACCACGACTCTATTGAGAGCTCTGCTGAAGGTTGTATATTATTCTGATTTATTATTACATAATCATCCGTACCATCAAATGTAATTGAACCTCCATTATTTAGACTAAAGGTTGGTCCATTTATTAAAGTACCGATAACATTAGTACCTGTTATCTCTCTAATAACTGTACCACTTCCAGGATAAGAATCTCGTTTAGCAGCATCTAAATCAAAGATTAAACCATCTTTTACAATTCCTCCGTAATATGATATTCTTCCTGCCATTGTTAATCAATTACTTTTTCCCAAATAAAACCACCACTTGATTTTAATTTTTTATTTAGACACATTGATATGTTTGGTATTTTAACACCACTATCTAATGATGCCATTTTTAAAGATTCATAAACGCATAAAATCATTTTTGTTTTTTTATCTATTTTCGCAACCTTTATTTTATTTGGTTTATTTTTACACATATTAATCCTAATATGTTCTGGTAGTTTTTTACCAATTCTATTTTCACTCATTTTTTTCTTGGTTTCATCTGACATTTTAAACCCTTTCTTTTTATTGCTAATTTTTTCTTTAGTTTCTTGACTTAGTTTTTTATTCAAATTTACTTTTCGTAATATTTCTTTATGTTCCTCAGTAAGTTTAGAACCATACCTATTATTAAGATTCCCTATTCTTTGTTTTCCTAAATCACTTAATTTTTTTCTAATTTCTTCAGAAGGATTACGAATACCATCACCTCCATCTGTTAAATTGTACCCAATTTTACTATGAGTATTTAATTCTTTAATCCAATAAATTTCTCGTTCACATATATTTTCTTTTGTTAAATTTTCTTCAAGTATTTCTTTTGTAAAATTTTTTTTTCCGTATTTTTTTATTGCCAATTTTATTTGATTCCCAGAACCAAAATAATATTTTGATTTGTCTGGTCGTTCTTCACATTTACCGACATATTTTTTATTATTTATTTTATTTGTTATTAAATAGATATACATATTAATAAATATCACACGATACCAAATCTTGATTTAGTGGCATTATAGTTTTGCAGGATTTCTGATGCCGTTAAATTTCTATTATATATTTTAGCAGAATATACAATTCCGTTCCATTGTGTTCCTGTACCTGTTGTACCTGGTCCTCTAGTACCTATTTTAAAATATTGTGATGTTCCAGTGTATGTTTGTGTAACACTTATTCTAAAAACTCCATTAACATACCAAGATTGACTTGTACCTGATTTAGATAATGTATAAACTTTAATGTCTGTGGTACCTATGGGTGTCAAGGTTGCAAGTAATGGTGTTGCGAAATTTGTATTATCACCATTAAATGATGTTAATCCATCTCCCCATATTTCAAAATCTAACAGTTGATACCCCTGGGAAGTACCGGAAGCAAAACACCATAATGTCTGCCTATTATTAATATCAGTAGTCATTGTGGATGATTTACCAATAACCTCAATAGTATAATTTGTTGAAGTATCTAAAATAAAAGGAACATATATAAAGTCATTAGTACCGTCAAGTACAATACTACCAGCACTTGTTCCACTATAAACAGGCCCATTAACTAATGTTCCTGTATTCCCACCACGTGAGATATCATTCCAAGTAGTACTTCCACTTACATAACTTTTAGTATTTGCAGCATCCAAATACAACACTAATCCGTCCGTAACTATTTTGGGTGAATATTGAAACGCCATTTTATAATCCTCTTAATATTGATTCCACAATCCAAGTACCTGTTGATGCGGATGCTCGTAAAACGGCACTTGACCCTGACATCACATAACCAAATGTCACTGGAGTTGTAACCCCTATATCATTAGTTGATGTTTCAGTAAAGTTAACTGTACTACCACTCCATATTGCCATCATATTTCCAGCTCTCAATCCTGTAGACCCACTAACATAATAATCAACAAATGAAGACGTGTATGCACTTGTTGGAAATGAATAAATTGTTGTACCTGTTGACGCAGTAATTGATGTTACACGTTTTGTAGTATAAAGTGATGGAGCCTGATAGTCACCAATAATTGTTGTACTATCAGAAAACACTTCTAATATTGGTAGACCTGAAATGTCACTTACAGAGAATAACGAACCTGTTAAACTATCTGTAACACTAAACAACTCACCTTGTGAACCTTGTACTGAAAACACAGGTGCTGATGTACTATTACCTGAACTAATTACAGTTAAACTTGTTCCTGTTGTTGCAGATAATCTTGTGGCTCCACGAACATCTAATTTATAAGTTCCTGTATTTGCAGTTGTGCCAATAAGTGTATTACCACTTACAGTGTTTAACATTACATTCCCAATAGTTGTTTCTATCGCTCTAAAATCTGTCGCTGCCGATATCGTTGGATTAACATAAATTCCTCTTGTAACTCCACTCGAGCCACCTGTTTGGTTTATTGTAGGAGTTACTTTTAGAGCGTTAAAAGAAGGTGTTCCACTTGCTGATGTTGGAGCGTACGTACCTAAAAAGTTTGCAAATCCTTGCTCATTATTAGGGCTATTTAAAGTATTATAACTTTGAGCATCTATAATATATCCGCTACCACCTGCTATGTTTGAACGTAGATTTAGAGTATTACCTAAACTGATTAAAGCAAATCCAGAACTTTGGTAAAAATGATTCTGCACCCTCGCCGTTCCACTAACATCTAATCCATATGAGGGACTACTTGTTAAAATACCTAAACGATTATTTGTATTGTCCCAAAAGAAATTAGAATTATTCTGTGATAAAGTTCCTCCACTTCCCTGAAATATAACCGAACCTGTTGTGAATGGTGATGATAAAGTTGTTGCAGATATTGTTGTTGCAGTTAATGCTTGTAATGAAGTATTACCCGTTACAGTTAAATTACCGTTGATGGTTAAACCCGTAATAGTCCCTCCACTAAATGATGGAAGATTGTTATATGTTGTTGCAGATATTGTTGTTGACCTAACATTTGTTAAACCTGTTAGTGTACTTGACCAGTTGGCTTTACCATCAGATGTCGTGGATAATAAAACTTTGTTAACACCTTCAGTCCCGTCAAGTAATTGAACTGAATATGCACTTAATGGGGTGCTATAACCACCAATTGCTCTAGCATCAAAATAACCTCCAATACCTGTAGTTATACCTCCAAATTCTGAAGTGTCTAAAGCACCTTTAACACCTATTGCTAATAACCCATCTTGAGCAACACCTAATATACCTGTATTGTTAAAACCATTACCACCGAAAGCAGAAGAGCTTATTCCAGTTGCTCCACCACCACCATTAACTAATGAAGAAATACCGATACCCCCTGATGCTTGATTTTGAACATTCAAAGTGGTCGAATTTACTGATGAATAGACATACATTTTATAAGAAGCAGATGGAGCAACACTAACACCAATATTTGTTCCGTCATCTTGTATCTGACTATTACCTAATGCGGTTGTTCCTGTCCATTTTGGAATGTAATTTGATGTACCACCACCTCTAACAGTACCTGAAAATGGTAAATTAGAATATGTTGTTGCAGATATTGTCGTTGCCGTTAAAGCTTGTAATGACGTGTTACCTGTAACTGTTAAATTACCGTTAATTGTAAGTCCTGTAATAGTTCCCCCACTAAATGAAGGAAGGTTATTATATGTCGTCGCAGATATTGTATTTGCACTTAATCCACCTGTAAAGTTAGTAGCCCCCGATACTGTACCACCTGTAAAATTAGAACCTGTTGTCCCTGTAAAGTTGACACCAAAATTAGGATAGGAGCTTACTATTTGTATGTTTGTCCCACCTGTGATTGTAACAGTTTGGTCAGGTAAAGTATTTGTAATTGTAACAACTCCATTACTTGTTGACGCCGATATTCCTGTTCCACTTGTAACCGCACTAACAGGCAAATTAAAATATGTCGTCGCAGATATTGTCGTTGCCGTTAAAGCTTGTAATGACGTATTACCCGTAACCGTTAGATTACCGTTGATAGTTAAACCTGTAATACTTCCCCCACTAAATGAAGGTAAGTTGTTATATGTTGTCGCAGATATTGTACCTGTTATTATATTATTAGTATATAACGTACAGTTAGCCGTAGCATTTAATCCACAACCAATAGCCGAAGAAAAACTACCACTAACAGTATTACCACTACCTCCAAGTACCATACTGTAGTTACCACTAACAGTATTACCTCTACCTGTTCCAATAAAACTAGAAGAACCACCTGATGTAATAATATTTAAAGTGCCACCTCCAATAAATGAACAGTTACCACCCGCAGTATTTTTACAACCACCAACAACTGACGATGTTACTCCGCTAGTAATATTTTGAAGTCCCCCTCCAATAAATGAATAAGAGCAACAAGAAGTATTTAAACCACCTCCAACAACACTAGCGGAACTTCCACACGATTTATTACCAATACCACCACCAACAAAAGAATAGGTACTATAGGTATTATTGAATGCACCACCAACAACTACCGACGCTAATCCTGATGCGGTATTACCTGTACCAGCCAACGATGCCGAAAAATCAGCAGTCGCGTTATTAGCAACCCCACATCTAATTGAAGATGTTGTACACGTTCCCTGAATAATAACGGAACTTACAGGTGTATAATTTGTTAATAATCCGTTAGTACTCGAACAAACAGCTTGTCCTGATGACAACGTACTTGAATAGATTGACCCACAAGAACAAAAATTATTTGTATAAAATGTATTGGGACAAGATGCAACAATATTACACCCAAACACACCAATAAATGAGTCAGATATAATATTATTTAACCCGCCAATAACAACTGAATTGGACATTTTACTAGCGCCTGAAATAGTATTTAAACACCCATTAAGGATTGAAGAAAATGATGGATAAGTAGAAATTGTGTTTTGATTTCCCCCTCCAATAAATGAATAATTACCACTTGCCCTGTTACAATATCCACCACTTATTGTTGACTTGTATCCACTCACAGTATTAAATCTTCCCCCACTTACGTTTGAATAATCTCCACTTGCAGTATTACTTGACCCACCACCAACAAATGAAATATAACCACTTACAGTGTTACCTGCACCTCCTCCAATAACTGAATAATTGCTACTAACAGTGTTAGTTGAACCTCCTCCAATAATTCCGCCAGTAATTCCAACCATAGTATTACATCTACCTGCGCCAATAAATGCTGAGTCACCTCCATTAATATTACAATATCCCCCACTTATCGTTGACGTGGTACCACTTGAGGTATTACAATACCCTCCGCTTACGGTTGAACCATTACCACTTGAGGTGTTATTTCGTCCTCCACTTACGGTTGAGTAATAATTACTTGAGGTGTTAAGATATCCACCACTTACGGTTGACCTACATCCACTTGAGGTGTTACTTTGTCCTCCACTTACGGTTGAATCATCGCCTATCGCGGTGTTTGAATATCCTCCGCCTACGGTTGAGTAAGCGTTACTTGCGGTGTTATTTTTTCCTCCACCAACAAAACTATATTTACCTGAAGCGGTATTACCAGAACCCGCAAGAGCTCCTCCAAAATCACCCGCAGCTGTATTATTTACCCCACATCTAACAGTTGAATTAATACCTGTTCCCGTAATGTATAAACTCGTTCCTGATGTCCCACCTGAACTTGCACCTGACGAAAACTTTCTCCATACCGCAGTAGCATGAGTTGCTCCACTTACATCTTCAATTGTATTACCCGTCCAAGCGTTAATAAACGATTGTCCCGCAGCGGTCTTATTATTTATTGTAGTCCCGAAATCTGATATACGAACACACCCCGTACTAGCAGTTGCAGCATTAAATAATGTTTCGTAATTATTAATATAATATTGATAAACTTGGTCTTGCTCATAAACATATACCAACATACCAAGTCGTCTTCTACCTGATGAAATATTATCCGAGGCAAGTGTTATAACATTAGGTGACCAAGCGGCTCCAGTCCCCTTTGTAAACTCAATAGGGATAGTGTTACCCGAATACTCAATACTCCCTGTTGTTCCTGATGGTATAGTATAATAAAGGTCAGATAAACTATAAACCTCCATGTAACCACCAGTATTGTTAACACTAAAAGTAGTACCATAGGTATTGTTTCTTGGCACAGTCTGTGTTCCATTTACTTGAATTGACGATATTGGATTTTTATATGGGAAACTCATTTACTATAATTATATATCAATCTTACTTCCTCTAAAATAAAGGTCATAAGTATTATCCAATTCAAACGTATTTGATGGGTATGTGGTGTAAACTCTATATGTTGTCTTAACAATTGTACCACCAGTATAAGTGAATGTGTTAGCGTAAATTGTTGGTTCCATTTTCACACTTGTAAAGACATTTGGATTAACAATCCCCAAATCAATTTCAACTTGATACTTGTAATTTGTATATACCACAGGTATTATCCATGTGTACCATGCTTTAGAACCTACAGTATTTTCAGCAACTTTTGTAGTTAAAAAATTATAAGCAATTTTTGGATTACCATATGAGTCAAAACCACTTGTCGTGATTGGTATCGTCTGTTTGATAATCGACGGAAATAATCCTGTTGTCCACCCTGAAAAATTAACATATCGATTCATATCAGAGTCAAACGTACTTGCCGAACTACTTGGTTGTGTTGTGTTTGTGAATCCATAGAAACTCGACCCAAGTGAACTCATATAAGAACCAATACTCGATGAACCTGAATAAGGCTCAATAAATAAATAACCATATAATAAAGGTTCAGGTGTTGGTGTAGGTGTAGGAGTTGTTGTAACAGTTGGAGTTACGGTCTTAGTAGGTGTAATACTTGGAGTTACGGTCTTAGTAGGTGTAATACTTGGAGTTACGGTCTTAGTCGGTGTAATAGTTGGAGTAATACTCGGTGTCGGTGTATGTGATGGTGTAATACTCGGTGTTGGTGTATGTGATGGTGTTAAAGAAATCGTTGGGGTAATACTCGGAGTAATACTCGGAGTTGGTGTCGGTGTCACACACATATATTCTTGTGTAAACACACATCCCGTAGAATCAACTATTTTAATTAATAATTTGGGAGCACTTGTATATCCACTCGGTATTGGAAAACTAACTGCCGGTGGAATGTAATTTACAAAAGTGTCGACAAACTGACAATTAAATTGGAAAATGTCACAAACATATATTTGATATGGTGGAACACCTGATATGTTATCAATTGTAATTAAACTCATCTAAAATAAATACTTCAAACAAAACTTTAAGTCCTACATGAAATATTATAAACTACTCTAACACTAATTGTTAATAGTTCGTCTTTATATACTTCAACACCTCCAACAACTTTGGATTCAATAACAATAGTATTTGTGTCAGGATTAATTTCAGTGTTTTGTAAATTAGGTATTAAAGTGAGTAGTGACTCAATAGCCGTTATAAAATTATCGATTGATGGTATTGAATTTAAATTAGGTGACACATAAAATACTGAGGAATATGTCGTACCAGTTATTTCAATATCACAATTAAATTGAGCGTAATTTAATTTGCAATCTTCATGGCCTTTAACTAAATTAGCATATCCTGTAAATAACATATTTTTGAAATCATATGTTTTTGTAGGTATGTAAGTTGGTGTTGAAACTTTAACAGGTTGAGTTCTTGAAAAATTAATTAATGGATTACATGTTATTGTCTTACTTTTAGTCGTCACACATCCTGTTTCAGCGCTTACAGATAACGTATATGTTCCCGCAGTTAATCCTGTAAGATATACCCCTGTCTGTCCATTAACATTACTACTCCATGTTAAATCAACAGGAAAATCTGTATAATTAACCATAGCACTTATTGTCCCCCCACTACCATTCCCACAATTTGTGCTATATAAAAGAACATTAATAGGACTAGTATCAATAACATTAACCGAATAACTTTGGCTACAGTAGTTTGAGTCAGTAACAATTAAATCGTAAACCCCGGCAGTTAGATTAGAAAACGTATATGCCGTTGATATAGTTTGTATTGATGTTACACCATTAGATAAACTATAGGTATAAGTTAATCCCGTCACAACGGGTGTAACTTCTAAATAGATACTACCACCATTGAAACTACAATTTGTTGTTGTTGCACTTATTGAAACTCCAAATGATAAACTTGTATTGATTGAGAAGTTTTTAGTGTATGTACAAGCCGATGTTGCGTCATTTATTGTTACGGTATAATTACCTGAAGCTAAATTACCAAATGATTGGTTTGGTATATTAACATAATTAATTAATGTATAACCACTATTGTTTGTAAAGTTGTAAGTGTAAGGTGTTGTACCCCCTTGTAACTGAATACTATAAATACCTGAATTATTATTACAACTCGAATCAGTTATTGACTCAGAGACAACAAAGAAAGTATTTGGTGTTTGTAATACAACATTAAATGTTGCAGTGCATAAAGCAACATCAGTAACTTCTAACGTATAATTACCAGCAGATAAACCACTGAAAGTTAAAAATTGGTCATAACTAACTAACGAGTCCCCATTACTTAACAAATAAAAATAAGGCCCTGTTCCACCTGATATGTAATAAGTAATTGAACCTGTTGAACCTGTACATGTTGGTGAAACTAATGTATACGTTATTAACCCTATCGGGTCAGCATTTAATACTGTCGTTGTTTTTGTTATCGAACATCCTTGTGAATCAGTAACGGTACAAAAATAGTTACCTGTAGTTAAACCCGTAACAGATGATGTGGTTGGAGAACCACTAATATTTGATGACCAAACGTATGTGTATGGTGGTATTCCTGTAACACCTGTAACAAATAACTTACCATTTGTAAGTGAACATGCCGGATTATTAACAACATAAAACCCAAAATCCATAGAGCTTGTATTGTAAAGCACAACATTCTCAGATTTACCATAACATCCTCCATAGTTTGTACAAGTCGCGTAATAAACACCTTCAGGTAAATTAATAAATGTATATTGATTGGCACTTGTAACTGATGCCGTACTATATTGAATATTATCTTTAAATAATGTTATTTCATTAGTACCGTAATTGGTATATGTATTAACCGTCAATGAACCGTTTGACAACCCACAAGATGTATTTTGAACATCTTGTATGAATAGAGTACTAGCTGAAGTGATATAAACTTGTATAACTCCTGAAGATTGATTAACCGGAACTGACGAATCATTTACATAAAATTGATATGTACCCGCACTTAACCCTGTAAGTGAGTAATTTCCCGTTGTAGACGCCGAAGTGTATAATGGGGTTAACCAATTTACAATATAAGGAGTATTACCACTTGTAAAATTAATACTAAAACTACCTAAATTACTGTTAGTACAATCTCCAGTTACTGATATGTTATAAAAAAATGACATATTATTGACAGCTTGTTGTTAAATTAACTATAATGTTTATGTCAGTAGACGTTGGAGCGGTTTCAAAAAACGTAACGTTATTTGATTCTAAAATATAATATAAAACAGGATATGAATAATCATAAGTAGCATTAATCCCATATAACCATAACTGACTTTGTATTTCACTAAATCCTGCAATAACAATATCATACCATTGTTGGTTTGTTAATGTTGCTCCATGAAAATTAGTTTGAGGATTTCCATTATAAACAAAGTCAACTCCATTAATAGTAAATGAAAACCCAAAATAAACTGATACGTTATTTGGATTTGGATTACAAGCATTTTGAGTTATCCAATCTTGTAATGTCATATTATACGCATCAATAACATAACTTTGGTCAACAAATAAAATTGGATAAGTTACAGATGGGGCCCCTAAAGTTCCTTCAACAGTACCATTACTAATTGGACCTACGGTGTTTTCGGAGACAGTTTGACACATTCTTTGTCTTCTATAAACAAACTTTTGTCTATGGAAAATAGAGTTCTCAAACTTAGTACCTGTATTCCAAATAGTTGTTGCCGGCATAAATTGTTCAACCAATCGTATCCATGAATCACCCAAACCATTAATATATTCAATCATGTTTTGATAATTAAAATTATCATTTTGGATTCCAACATCTTGATACATAGTAAGATATTTCCAAAATAAAGATTGTAATGTAGGATATCCACTTGTCTTACCATCAGAGGAGAATTGTCTATTTCTCACATTAATCATGTTACTCCAAAAAGTTTTATAAAACTCAAAGAAGGTTTCATATTGTGGTTGTGGATTAATAAACGTCCAATCTATCCCACCAACTTGTGGATATGGATTAGACAACCCTGATGATGGTATAGGATAGTTTTGTGTGTTTGATAGATACCAAACATCATAAACCAACGCTTGAGCAGGATTTAAAAACAAATCAACGTTCTTAACATTTAATACTAACCTATCATCACTAACTGTATAATAAGCGTCAAATAAATCGTCAGTATTTTTTCGTAATGGTGGTTGTAAATTACTCCAGCTCTTTTTGTTATCATTAACTTTTTTAAGTGAAAATCCGTAATTTAAGAAAGGAAAATCTCTAAATGTTTCTAAATATTTTTGACCATATGTAAATGGTTCTAATTGTGTTTGAACATTTAAGTTTTGTCCAGTAAATGAATTAGTAGTTATAATTAATTCTTCAGGAGACCTATGTTCAGGTGTTTGTTCAAACCATCCTTCCCCTTTTTGAAAAAACATGTTAGCAGTATTTGCTCTTGGTTTTGGATATCCTTCACTATCAACTGGATAGTCATCTATTGTTGTCGTAACGGTTTCTATTGTTGTTGTTGAGGTATACGCAGTAAATGGGTTACCCTGGAAACTATATATGTTTAAAGGGTCTAATGACGGTGTTTCAGGTATGAATACCCCACCTGAAATTTGTTGGAATAACTCATTAAATCTTTCAATATCAATAGGACTATCAGCAACATAAACATTTTCATTAAACTCTATTAACGCCTCGGGAGCTCCAATATAATTCATTAAAAAATCAATTGCCTTTCTTGTACCTTTTGACTTATACAAATACGCTGAATTTAAAATTAAATTCCTATAAAATTGACTGTTTAAATCATCAATAGTTTGACTTGTTGAATACCCAGGAAAAGCGTTTTCAGTTGTTCCATAAACGGAAGTAAGATAATCGACATTTGTAATTGGTGATATGTTTGTTGACCATCCTAAGGTTTCCGCCAAATTTGGCAACAACTTAGATGGTATATCATTACCAACATTATAATTTACAGAAGTCATGAATGAAAGTGCGTCTATGTATTTTTTACTTTCATCAAAACTTCTTCCATATATTCTTAAAGTTTTTTCGACTTTTTTATCAGGAGTATCAAATTCTTGAAAAGCATCTGTTACATAAAATCTTGATAATAAATCAGTTTGTTGACTATCAAATTCATTTCCTATTTGATTTAAAGTTTGAATATAAGAAGAGAAATTTTCAGTTCTTATATCTAAGTTCCATGACCCATCTAAAGGCCAAGTAACATTTTGATATCTTGTAAAAATATTACCATTATCCGCCTCAGTTGGTATTTGAAACTGAGCAGTATATATTGGAGTAACATATCTATATAAAAGGAACTCGTCAACCTCATCTAAATTAAGATTAAAAACTTCATTAACAATAACATCATTTGGTCTAATAACTATAGTATCAACCGATGTTGAGTTACCTGAAAAAGGATTTCCATCAACTTGTATTGTTAATGTACCGGCAGTTAAACTTTGTGATGGAAATAAATATGATAAAGGATATTGTCCCCCATTTACTATTAAAACATATGCCGGATATGTTTCTTTAAGATTTCTATATTTTGATATTGAGAACTCTAAACTATTAATGTCACTAGTCGCATTTACAGTAAAATTTATCCCAAAAGGATTTCTTATTGCAGTTATATCTAAATCTAATTCTGTAACATTTTCATTTGAATAAAATGTAATATTTTGAGCGGTATTACCTGTGGTATAACCTTCTCTCAAATTAATTATTTCTAAAGCCGCTGGAAAATAATTAATAATATTAATTATTGACGATTCAAATCTTTTTGTTAAAGAACCATAAGCTGTAAAATTGGTAATTTTTGAACTATCAAAATTTGGAGTTACTTTAAAATTGTTTTGAAAAATTTGAAATGATTTTCCTAAATCAATACCTAAGTCATTTAACGATATAGGAGTTGAGAATGTACCAATATCAAAACTTCGATTAACTTTCTCAACAACCGTTGTAGTAAAATCAAAATTAGCATTGGTTAATCCACCACCTTGCACAAGTTGTAACCCGACAATATTATCGGAGAATGTACTAGCACCTGTAGGCCCTTGTGGTGGACATTTATATTTTACCATTAAACAATAATAGTTTGAAAGTTTTTAGTGAAATCGATATTGTCCCCTCTGTCTTGTCTAACTTCATATAACAAGTCGTTTAATTGGTCTCTAATTTCATATAAGTTATATTGTTTGTATATGTTATTAGAAGTATCGTAGATAGTATAAATTCCATCATCAATTGATTTAGTTTGATTACCGTAAAGAGCAATCGCCAATGTTGAGATATCATGTTCAACAATTTCAACTTCCAATGATATTGGATTAAAGAATGTATTTGTAATTACAATATTTTGATTTGGTTGCCCAATGTTAGGTATTGCGTTTGGTCTATTTGTTGGTGCGGATGATGGTGATAAAGTACAAAATACTAAATTAGATGACCCTTGAGAATAGATATATCTAATAGATTTGTCTTGTGTGTTTGTTAAGTTTTGAGTAACAGGTTCACAATAAAAATTAGAAGTAATTATTCTGTAAAAATTAGGGATTTTTGTATTATCTGTTGGGTCGTAATATTCAACTCTAAATCCAGTTAATCCTTGATTCGCAAAGTTTGTTAAAAAATTTGATGGGACATTTGTTAAATCAATTACTATCCCTTTTACATTAGGTAAAGAACTTAAAATACCACAATCAGTAATTACAGTTTTAATTTGAGCAGGTCTTAAAATTAATGTGTAAATCCCTAAGTTATTAAATTGATTAGCAGGTAAATTTAAATTATATAAACCACCTAATATTTGATTTGTATTACCACCTGTATTCGCGTTATTGAAATATGGTATAAGATTAGAGTTTGGTATCGTGAAAAGAGTGAAATTTTCAGTTTGGTCGCGCGATGCCGTATAATGAACTATTATTTCAACATCAGCGGGGCTTACATCCGCTAGTCTTATTGTTCCGTAATTACCTGTTGCCACAAATTTTTATTTATGTATGTTTATTTTTATAAATAGTAATAATGATTTTTTTTAACTCTTAACAACGTTGAAAAAACCATATCCATATTTTGCTAACCCTGGTGTTGTTCCTACTTCACCTATTCTTCTAAAATTCTCTAACCCACTATTAACCCCTCTCTCAATCAAAACAGTAGTTTGAATTTGGAAATCATCAATAACATTCATTAAAACTTCATTTTTAGTTATCGCACTATAATGTAACATTGATTCAGTTAGTCCTGAAGAATATGCAACAAATACTGAAGTCCCTCCCGAAAAATCTAAATAATCTATATTATTAATAGTATATGCGGTATATCCATTTTGTATATTTGTAACCGTTCCTGTACACCCTGAACAATCAGGTATTGGTATGTTAACACCAATTTGATATGGGTTTGAACCATACAACGCCAATTCTCTCAATCTTGATTGAGTTGACCCCGAAATAACATAAGGTACTGAGACATACGCAGGTGTTGATTGTTCATATAAGTTAAGGTTAGAGTCACCAGACCAAGTAAAGTTATACAATGATGGAGCGGTACTCCAACTACCACCTTGTGAAACAAAAGTAACCGTACCTAATGGATTTAAAATTTGAACGTCTGTAAATGGAACTTCTACCGTTTTTTGAACCGTTAGTATACCAAAACTATTAAATTGAGTTAAGGTAATAACAAAGTTTTGAGGGGTATTTGTATTACACTGTGAGTACACATGACTAATATAATCAGGTGAAAAATTAGTTATAGATTGGACAGGTGTACCATCCCCCCAATCAACTTGATAAGTGGAATCTTGTAAATAATTAATTGTACTTTCTGTGGTATTATAAACATAGTACGTACATGGTGAACCTGTTGTTGCACTAAAAAGAAAATTAACATTAACATTTTGTTGACTAATATCACCATCAAAGACTGAGTAGTAACCTATATCATGATAATCTTGATTTAATACAATCGGTATTGTTAATCCTGTAAATAATGAAGACCCGTTTGTTCCACCACTTAACATTTGACTAAGACCTGAGTATACACCAAAAGTATTACCATCATAAGTTTCACTAATAATGTCTGTCTTTAAAAACTCAGGTGATATTTTTATTCTAATAGTATCCATTAACCATTATTCTTTGGTGGGTTTATGTATTCATACCAATCTAATGTCAGTAAACTTTTACCTGAACCTGTTACATTATATAAGTAATTAATAAAATCAAAAGTAACCTCACGATAAAAATAATCGTTGTCAATTCTAAACGGTTTATTTGTATTAATACTAGTTTGTTTTCGGGTTGTAAAAGTTGTATATTCACCAGTTTTACCGTTAAAAAACTTAACTCTCATATAAAGTTTATCAAGTTTTAAAATATCAAAATCTTTAAACCAATAAATAAAATATGACTCTTTTAACCCAATATGGTCTAATTCAAAAGTTGGTGCTAAAGATTGAACAACATTACTAATAGTAGTTGTTGTTGTAACATTCGTTTCATTTCCAGATTCATCAATACATGTACATCCACTTATAAACGTAATAACCCCATTAGATGAAGAATATGTACCAGCAACTGACGGAATTGTAAATGTACCTACATTTGTATTAATAACAATATTTGAATTATTTAAAACACACAATTGTCCAGTAAAAAAAGTACCCCCGCCATTTATATTTGTTTCTTTATTACAACAATCTGTATATCTAATGCTATAAACTTTTAAAGATACTTGTATCAGTAATGTACTACAATTATAAGTCGTCGTTGTTGTTGATGTAACAACCTCTGTCGGTAAACTTAAAGAACCATTTAATATTAAAGTTAAATAATTTTTTTGTGTTCTAGCGTCTTTACTATCATATAAGTCAACCTTGAAGAACGACTTTTGGACTGTCATTGCATTAGTTCTAAGTTCTTCAGGAGTAAACGTATTACCCAACTCATAACTATTATACCATGTAGGTACTAATGCGTTTGGTGTTAATGTATTTTGTGTGTAATCAGCAAAATAAAATTTATAAGTTATTGAAGTATTAAGTTCATTATTACTATCTAAAATAGGTTTTCGTGAGAACCTAGCCATCTCAAAGTTTTGTGGTACACCAACCATTTCTTTAGCAACAATAGATTCGTAATCATCAATCAAATCACCACGATTAGCAAAATCCCAAGTAGTCGGTATGTTAACCTGTAACTGAAAATTTTTATTTGTATTTAAAATTTTATACTTATTCACATCCGTCAATTATTGGGTCGTTAACTGAAATACTAGTGTTAAACACATTAGTACCTTCAGGTATTATTTTAAAAAAGAAATTATCATATAAATAATGTCTACCATTCATAAATGGATAATCAACACCAACATTAGTTTCATCTATAAAACCATATGGATATAAATCTCTCCATCTAAAATCATTATTTCTTACAGAGTAATAAGCGTGATTTGGGAAATTCTCAATTCTAAAATTCTGTGGGTTACCCTCATCACTCTGTTCAACATATGGAGAATATTCCTTAACAGTTAAACTATTATGAGGTTTATAGTAATATCCAAGTTGATTTTGTATGTTAGGTCCAATAGAAAAATTATCAGGATTAAAAGTAAACTTATGGTAATAATCAGATATTACTCTTTCTTTTTGGTCAAAATCATTCCATTCACAATAATCTCCGTAAATTGTATCTCCAGTATTTAAATTCCTATTATAATAAAATGCTCTTTGTGAAACTAATGGTGTTGCGTTTTGTTCGTAATTATCAAAGGTATTAGGATTGTTCCAAAAGTTAGTTTGTATATTCGTTAATGAAAATTGATTAGACCACCAGTTATTTAACTGAGGTCCTAAATTAAAATCCCAACCTTGTCTCAACGAAACATTACTTGTACCGTTAGGTTTATTAAACCAACCAAAATAACCTCTGTTAATAACTGTAACAAATATTTCCGATACGGGTCTTCTTTGATTATCAATCATTCCTTTTAAATCAAGGTATTCTTGGAAGGAAACATTATAAGATAAACTATCTTCTTTAACCGAAACTCTTCCTTGATTATTTAAGTATGGTGGTTGTAAAGATTTTGATTCAAACTTTTTCTTTGTCCTTAAAGCATTATTTTCAAAACCTGAGTTATTAATTATCGCTTGTCGATATGGTGTTAATATCTTGTGTAATCTAACATAATATTTTGAAGTTGTTTCCTCAATATTATTTATGTCTAATACTCGTTTAAAAGTCCCTTGAAGTCCGTTTGTAAAAACGTTGCATTGATACCCAACATCATAGACATCAAAAACTGTAAGTTCAGAATCGACAAAACCATTACCTAAATTATAAACTTCAAACGCCTGTATGTTATTACAATTACCACCTGTTTGGAAACTTAATGACACATATTCACCCGGAGTTAATCCGTGTGGACATGGACAAGTAAACCTCAACATTGGTTTTCCGTCACCATCATTTGTTTTATTCATTATAAATGGTATACCATCACCCGCAGTCCAACTATATGTCGTTGACGTACCTGTTTGATACTGCATAGTCGTCGCAGTTGTTGAACTAAAAGCGTAAGTTAAATGAAAATACCAATTATAAAATGTGGTTTCACTTGCTTGAAATTTAATATGTTTGTTTGCGCCAACTGTCCATCCCGGTATTCCGTAATCAGTTCTAATAAATTTAAATTCATCGTACTGTGGGAATCCTTTCCAAGCAATAGGTGTTAAACAATTAAAATTAATTTGGTCTTGTTTATCTACTAAAACGTTAGAATAATACAAATTATTATTAAATGGTGGATACGGGTAATTTTGATTGTTAACCAACTTACCAGCAACACCTTCATAAGCATTTTCAAATACCATATTAAACTTACAAGTAGGTACAAAAATTGTTGAAGCTTGTCTTTCAGTATCAAATAATTGAGCTAAATTTAAATTTGTATTTCTTGAATATTCTTCAAGTTCTTTAATAGTATTTTCAATTGGGATTTGTAAACTAATGTCATTATCAGTTGCTCCCTTATATCTTAAAGAACCTTTAATATATCTATTACTTCCTAAATCAGACATTTGTTTCAGTATTAATATATTTTGTTATGAACACATCCATAGCGCTTCCACCTTTCTTCAATCCAAAATAGAAGTAAAACGGTGCTCCCACTAAAAACTTTTGTTCGAAATTTTGTGGTGTTAATTCGGTTGGTACTCCGTTATTGTCAAAATTAATTTGAGTACCTCTAACGTAATAACCATCACTTTGGTCATTTTGGAAATATTGCGACGCAGGATTTAATCTGTCTAAACTTTGGTATTTGTAAGAGAAAAACGCCTCATCAGCGGTACTATAATTGTTTGATTGACTACCAAATATATTTGTAGTTGGCCCACCACAATAATTTAAACCCCATTGGTAAAATGGAACTTCCTGAGAATTAGTTTTAATATTAGTAAACCAACAATCAATTATTTGTTGATTATTTATCAATGTACCTGAACTATTCCAATTAGTTCTTCTTGGAGAGATATAATCTCTATCTTGAGTATCACCTGTAAGTAATAACCCAAATACTGGAAAGTTATTAATCTGCCCAAAAAATACTGAATCGGAAGTATAAGCTTCAGGTGAAAATTCCGTCATACCAAATTGTGAATTAATAGCAATCATTTGCGAATAATCACCATCAATATATCCAGGAACTAAAGTTGCTCCATTATTATTCCATCTTGTATTTGAAAATAAAGCCTTTACTGAAGGGTCGTTACTACCTTCATCTGGACTATCTGAAGTTGGTATAAGTTGTTGATTAAATGAAGTGTTAATTAATCTACTTAAAATAAATAAATTTAATACATCATTAATTCCTTGGAATGATGTCGATTTAACTTTAGAAACGATATATCCGTCATAATCATCGTTATATACCAACTCTTGTATAAAATCTGACTTAGGACCTAAATCTAATAGTGTTGTTGGTGAACCTAAAAATTTATTATTACCAGTATTAGTTGCATTTCCTCTGTTGTTCTTTTTACCAATAAAACCTCCTATTTCAAGATTATTTTGGTCTAAAACTTGAAAGGGACTACTTCTATAATAGAAATTACTTGTTTGGTCATGTAAATAAATTAAATCAGTACAATATAAACTTGACGGATTATTATTTAAATCAAATATTCTTTGGTTTTGGAACGGATACGCATATAATGTCCCATTAATATATTGGTTAGTAAAATTATGAGATGTAACATCAAAACACAACGCTAAATTTAAATTAAGTCGTGTCATCCACTCAACTAAATTTCTTACATCTTGACCAATAGTTAACAACGGTCTTGACACAATATTATAACATCCTTTACCCTGAAGAAAAAATAATTCTTTACCTGATGGGTCAATATAATCTTGAACACAATTAGGTTTAATATATGGTTCCCCATTAGAATTAACACCATAACAAGATAATGGAACCGATTCCGAACAATTGCTTAAACTATTCAATACTTGAGTATAACTTGGTGGTGTAAATATTAGCGAACTTTCATTATTTGTTTGTGGGGTAGTATCAATTGCAATAACTTGAGTTGATTCACCTTCATCATTTATTTTAAAAATTGCAAATTGACTATTTTGGTGTAATAAGAAACTATTTGATTTTGCAGTTTGAATTGTTGTTGACGTTGGTAACCTATCAGACCTAAACACAATGTTCAATCCATCATTTAAAGAGGTAGTCATACCTGTCCCATATTGTGTTGAGAAAAATCTTGGGGTACCAATTAATTTTTCTTGAGTTGTGGTAACAACTCCTGTACCATCAGTAAACTCTTCCACATCAATTCCAAATGGTATTGTTACAATTCCATTTGTTCCGTTATATGAAAAATTACTTCTCATGAAAGAAGCTCCATCAATAACTTCATTACCCTGATAACCTAATACATTTTTAACACCTGCACATCGATTATCTTTCTGAGCGGTATAAAAAGAAAAGTTATCAGTACCAACCCCATAAGGGACGTAATATGTTTGAGGTGAAGTAAATATTTTTGTGAAGGTATTTACCTTATAACTGGAATTATTTTCGCTACAACTATTATTAGAATTTATAGTTAAAACATTTTGACTAAATGATGTTGTTAGATTATCAAGTATGTTATTACCAAACATATTTATACCCATCCCTATTGAATCGAAGTAATTTAATATGTTATCTCCAGCAAATACAATTTGTCCATTACTGGAATTAAAACTTGTCGCGTCTACCGATGAATAATATGACGGTAATGTCGTATTCCCATTAGTAACATAATCATTTTGATTATAAGTAAATGCATAACTTTGTTTAAACAAATTTGAAGTGTTGTCTAAAATTTCATTATGTCTGTCAGAATAAATTGTACCTGTAATAGGATAATTCATTTTAAATTCACCTTCAACAATTAAAGAATTATTAAAGTTATTTGAATATGAGTTAAAACCAAATATTCTACTTAAATCAATTTTTTGAGGAATTCTAGGCGAATGTACATCAATACCACGTTGTAAAATAACTATTTTATAATCATCATAATCAGTAATAAAGTTTGTTAAACGTGTTGACCCAGCTTCAATAATACCCGTTGCCTTATTTGGCATAATTCTAATATAAGGTATATTCAAATAAGATTGAGTATTATTAACTCGTTGTAAGTATCTAACACCAAAACTTAATTCATCCGAACTTGGGTTTGCCAATGTAACATATTGGCCTATCGTCATCCCTGTAATAACTTGGAAATATTCGACATCTGATGCAAATGGTGTAATCCTATCAACAGATGTTGTAGAAGATAAAATAGGTACAATATATGTTGTTTCTAAATCACCCGTTCCCTGGCCTAACGGAGAGTTAGGATTAGCATATGTAACTGTTAATGATGGTGGGAATATTGTAGTACCAGTCGTAACATTTCGATTTAAGTCACCGCTTAAAGTATCATCTTGGAATGAAATTAACTGTCCTAAAGAGTAATCAGGAGCAGTTTTATCTAATACCAAAATTATAACATTATCATAATGGAAATCGTTAACACCTATATTTTCATTAGGAAACCATTTCACCTTTATTTGATTCCATCCAAGTTCAGAACCATTTCCAAAATCAGTTACGTTATTAAAATATTTTGATTTAGTATTAAATAAATTATATAACTCAGAAGGTGGTAATGCCGTTGTTGAATAATATTCACCAGTTGAAACATATTGTGAGTTTGCGGAATCTAAATAATATGTTGGTTGAATTGGGAATCTTTTAATATTAATATCAACCGAACCTGTAAATATTTGACTAACAACATTGATTGATTCTACAGGTATCCCATTATATAAAGCATTTGATGTACTATTAATTAAATAAGATGTTTGTAAATCAAAATCCACTTGAGGAAATGAAATTGAGGGTCCATTGTAAGTTGAGTCAATTTCAGTACTTGAATTACATTTACATCTTTCACATCCGTCATCAGTATAAAGGACTAAAGGTAATGTAACATTTCTAAGTTTCTTAGCAATTCTTTTAATATCATCATAAATTAATGCTAAAGTAACCGAACCCGATAACCATAATAATGCCTTTATTCCGTGATTAACCGCAAGTGCAACTGCTGGAGGGACATTAGCTAAAGCCGCAGCAACACCAATAATTTCATAAGCACATTGGTATAAAAAAAATCCTATAAGAAATGTCATTGTTGCCGGCAATATTGTCACAAACAAAAATGCCAACACATGAATAACAAATAAAAGAGCTATAAAAATAAATTTAAATAGATTTAAGAAAAAAGAGATGATTAAATAAATAAAATCAAACCTATAAAAAGCATCGTTAGTTGGAAATGTATTATAGTCACCCTGACAACTTGTATCAGTAATTCTTTTAATACCAACAGTATTCCAAGCGTATCTACTACCCTGATATCTATCAATAAACTGAGTTGTAGTATATACCTTATTATACGATATATCATAGAATGTATCTCTACAATTAATTGCCTCATCAGGTACCGCATAATCATTCCAATCTAAACTAAAAGCGTAAGAACCTTCCAACATAAATCTGTTAAAAGGAATATTATAAAATGTAAAAAGATATTGGGCCGCAGGGTCTTCTCTATAAAATTGTAATGTATAAGTCCCGACTTCTCTAAATAATTGACTGAGATAAGGGTTACCATTAGGGTCAGTAATTGTTAAATCTCTAACATTCTGTACCGTTTTAATCCTAAAAATATCACTTTCGTTAACTGTGAGTGTCGCCGTAACCAAATCACTATCAGGTAACTGACCACTATCGGTAAAATCAAATTCACTAAAAGCTAATGATATTGGGTCAGTAAATGGGTCATTCCATCCTCTTTCTTTAATGTTTGGTAATAAAAAATACGCTCTCTTGGTTGGGTCACTTAAAGCGGGTGATTGTGACCACTTAACTTTAAATCGATATTTACCCCTTGTTGGTACCCCTAACTTAGGGTCACTACTTATTTTTTTAACACCATTCTCATCGGTATACACATAGTCCAAGTTCATAGGTACTTCTAACACCCACACCCCATTTTCGTCAATAACTTTACCGTCATTGTCTAACTGAGCTTGTTCTAAAATTGGTCTACCATCCTTATCATTAAAGATTGTTTGTCTCAGAGCAATTATCTGTCCAGGACCTGTAGTCATGGTACATAATTCACCAGCAGTCCTTTTAACTTTACACGCTGATTGTGTTTGATTTAAAAATTTAAAGTTCTTACCAACTTTTTGAGTATCATCAGTAGATATTATTGAACCCATAAAAACTGCCGTAGGTTCAAGTTTAACATTATTCTCAGATGTTAAATCAAAGTCAACTCTAGCAATGTTATAATTACAAATCTCAAGTTCACCAAAGAATGGTTCAATCTGAACCGTTTTTTGAACTGTCACAATTTGTGGTAACTCAGCGTAATTTGTTGATGATTTAAATTTTGAACCATTAACGGTACTCTCAGTCGCCAACCCCATTCTTATCAAATCTTGGGGAGTTAACGAGAACTCACCAATGTCTGAAAGGTCAACTTGCATAAATAAAGTTTGTTGTCCCAATGGGAGACCAAAAATCATGTAGTCACCCGACTCATTAGTTTTAACTGTAAACTTGTAATATTTTTCGTAAACCTGAATAAGTGGTTTATCAGTTAAAACATCTAAACGTTCAGGAAAAGTACCAGTAGGGACGTGACCTGAGTGTGATTGAGTATAAGGTAAAAGATTATATCTATACCCATCATCATTAATATCTGTAAAACTTTTATAAGGATATAATGAAGCAATATAGTCATTTTGAGTATCTATGTCCTCGATTGGAATAAATACAGAAACTCTTGCGTTAGGGATACCAAAACCATTATTACAAAATATTCTACCACAAACAACACCATAATCCGCACAACTTCTAATGTAGATATCGTCAGGACGAATAGCCAAAGACAAAATTTCTAATGTATCAAAATTTTGTTCTAAAACTATAGGTATCTTAACAGGAATATTTTGGTTAATACCTAATTGGGTACGTATTCTATATGACTTTGGCATTTTACTTTTTTAATAAATAGTTTAGCTACTATTTTCAAAATAGTAAATTATGTTTCAAAGTTAAGAGAAGTTGACAGTACTTAAATTTAAAGTACTTACAGTAATATCCTTATTTGGAAATCTAATTTGATAAATTTGTGATGGTGTGGCAAATAATGTTTCGTTAATCAAACCAATTTGTTTTGTTGTACTATCACTATACGCTTGTGATGTTTGATTTGAAGAGTACTGACCTCCGACTAAATTGAATACATTTATTTCACTGATAGATAAAATACCGTTTAATGATTGTATTAATCTTTTTAACTCGGATATATAAACATTTTCACCCATACTCCTATTTAAAGGACTAAAGAAAGTATCTACAGTATTAACTATATTAGTAACAACAGTTCCTTGATTTTGTGTTGAATCTAATACCACACTAATCTCAAGTTTTAAATCAATAACCTCAGCGCTTTCAACCGAAATATAATCATTAATCATTCGATAATTTGAAAGATAATTTGAAACATTTGTTTTCAAACTACTTGATACATTTGAACTTAGTTTGCCTTGGTCATCAAAAGTTAACATTTTAACTTTAATTTTATTATCCTCTTCAGTTATTGCAACTTTCGCAGGTGCCCCAAATTGTGATGGCATTTTTCTTAAAACCGCATTATAATCATTAATTGTCACCGCTCTGTTTTGAGAAGAAAAGTTAAATCCAATTAAGTTTCTAACTTCTTCAACAGTCGGAACGTTAGCTCCACCAATAGCCGCAGTGACATTAGTACAAGAAATACTATTAATAACTGAACTATTAATTGATGGATTTGGTCCATTAACCGCGAAATTGATAGTACCTATTTGGTTAATAACACTTGTACCTAAATTAGTACCCAATCCACCACCAATTCTATATTGTACAAATAGTGTTGTATTTGGAGTAATTGTTGACCCTAATGATAAGTTATTTGAATATTTAGATAAATCTAAAGGTGTCCCATTTCTAGCAAACTCTCTTAAGAGTTCATCTGTTGACTGACTTCCTCCACCAAATGTCATTTTTAAAAATCCTTGTGGAGTATATTCAGTTATAAATTTATTACTTGTCTGAAGATACTTTCCAACTTTTTTTCCAGCAGCACTCTGTGAACCTGTTGGGTCTTCAACAAATATTCTATCTTGTGCCAACGCATCAACCTCATACCATCTATTGTTTAGACCTAAAAATTCTTCAACAGACGGAACATTATTGTAGTTTAGTCCATCTTTTAATAAAACACTTGTAACCCCTAAAACATTTTTTTCAGGTAAAAACAATTCTAAAAATGGTCTTGACTCAGAGGTAGTAATTGTCTTTCTAAACACTTTAGTGATACCATTAACAACAGGTTCTCTTTTAGTAATTCTATAATTTATTGTTATCCCATTTGCGTTTTGAATAGGTGTTTTAGTTCTATTTCTAAAACCTTCACTATTTGTTTCTTTTGAAAAATCTATGTCACTCGCAGTTTCAAAAACTTGTCCTGCACCATATACTTGTGAACCTCGTCTTAATATTCCACAATATTTAATATTTTCTTTATCCCCATCAGCAGGAACGACAATTGAAAAATCTACTAAAGCAACTGACGGTCTTTGTCCAGGAATTTTAAGTCCGTATGTTCTTGCGATGTTATATATTGATGAACTCTGTTGGGCATATTGTAATACAGTTTCTTGTATACCTCTATCAATGTGATAATGTAAATTATCTGTAACTGCAGCATTAAGGTCTAAAAAAACTGAAAAAACTGCCGCATCATTAACATTTTGAACTAACTCAGGGTAATACGCTTTAACAAAATTTACTAACTCTTGTCTTATATTTTGAAAGTCCCTTGTTGTATATGATATTTGTTTGTTTGCCATCTTATATATTAATTATTACAAAACTACTTGAGTTAAACACATCATTTGTTATTTGATAGTCAATTCTTACTTTAGCAGTATATTCTTTAGTTGCCAATCCTGGTATAGTTAATTGTGTATTTACAACGTTTCCTTCTGTTGTTACATATGGACCCGCTTCTTCAGATGATAGAGCGGTGACCCTTATCGATGTTATCAATAAGTTCGGTATATATGTTTCCACAGAATCTTTAATTTCCGATTCAATATCATTAAATGTTGGCCCATCTAATGGTTCAAAAATATACTCATACAATCTTGTACCAAAATCAGGTAAAAAATATCTACTACCTTTTCGAGTTAATAATAAGTGTATTAAATTATTTTTAATCTCATCACTAGGAGTTTCAGATAAGTTAAGATATTTTCCAGTTAAGGAATCACCAAAAGGAAAATTAATACCGTATGTTACACCATTAGCCATATTTTATAAATACTATGAAATAAAAAATCCGAACTTAGTCCGGATTTTATTATTAAGTTCTTAATATCAAATTTATAATCCCATGTCATCAATAAACTTTTTATGAGATTTTTTGTAAGAAGATTGTTTTTCATCGTAAACATCAGTTGTGTATTGCCAATTCCAATATAGTTTCTTATTAGGTTCAAATCCATAGAACTCATGTACTTTCATTTGAGTCTTAGTTACATCTTCACCGTTCCAGTTTTGTCCAACACAAATAAACCCTGTCTCAATACCCTCAACTATATTTTTTTCACCTAAAGTATTATGTCTATTTTCAATCCAAGTTAATCGTTCAATCAAATTTTGATAGAACATATTTGCTTGTCCCCATCTCACTGAACTAAAAAATACTACAGCATCTGCCTCAAAAAGTTCTTTAGATATTTTCCAAAGTTCATCTGTTTTATTGTTTAAACTTGCCCAACATCTGTGATATCCTGAAGGATTTTTTTTATCATCTTTAAGTAACGCTTTTAAAAGCCCACAACTATTACCATCTTCTCGTGATACGTTTCCTTCACAAGGAAATATCTTTAATTCTGAAACATCAATGAATACTGATTTGTCGCCAAGTTCTTCATTCAAATACATTGCTAAGATTTTTGATTTAGGAACATCAATATTTTTTGGGTCCCAATTATGTCTATTTGAACAACTTAATAATAAAACTTTCTTTTTCTTTTTTAAGATATCCAAAGTTTCTTTTAACTTTTTTTCACCACCCTCTTGAACCATGTTCTCTGAGAGCATCATTTTTCTTATCTTCTCAATTTCTTCTTGTATGATATTAGACATAATAATAAATACTTGTTAAATTAAAAATCCCGACCTAGCTCGGGATAACACATCGGATTTTTTTAAGAAGAACATCCAAAACAATCAAATTCACTATTTTCAGGTTTGTCGGGTAGATTCATATAACTGTAATCAACCTTTGGTGGTTCAGGAGTTGCTTTTGGTTTGTTAATTTTTGATACGTCCATAGCCAAGTGTTTTGCTCCTGTTGAGATTGCTCTTGTTCTAACGTAATAACAAAGTGTCTTCAACCCTTTTTCCCATCCGTAAAAATGTGAAGATGAAATCTTTGACAATGTTGGATTTGACATGTAGATATTCATTGATTGTGATTGGTCAATAAATGGTGCTCTGTCAGCAGCCATCTCAATCAATTCTCTTTGTGAAATCTCCCAAATTGTTTTGTATTTCTTAATTAAATGTTCAGTTCTTTTAACTTTGAAATTATATCTCTTATCTTCTTGGTCAAGGTAGTTATTAAAATTAATGTTTTGAATTGAACCTTCGTTCATGATAATTTCATTCTTTAAGTCCTCAGACCAAATTCCAATCTTCTCAAAATCACTAATCAAATACTTGTTAACAATCATAATCTCTCCACCAACCACACGTCTGTTAAAGATGGCTGAGTGAGCTGGTTCTGTCATTTCATATGAACCTGTAATCTTTGCTGAAGATGCTACAGGCATTTGAGCCGTGAATAAAGAATTACAAACTCCATACTTACTAACATTCTGTTTAAGAATTCCCCAAGGCCATCTTTTTGATAACTCATCTTCTTTCAATCCCCACATATCAAATTGGAATACTCCTTGTGACATCGGTGACCCTTCAAAGTGAGCATATGGTTCATACTCACCATCCATACATAATCTGTTACTTTCAGTGATTGCCGCGAAATAGATTGTTTCAAAAATATCTTTATTCAACTTACGAGCTTCTTCAGATGTAAAGATGTAATCCATCAAATAGAATACGTCAGCAAGTCCTTGTGTACCAATAGCGATAGCTCTTTGGTCTAATCCACCCTTATGACCTTTTTCAGTTGAATAACTATTAATGTTAACTACTTTATTCAATGCTCTAACAACCTTGCGAGTTTCATCATACAACCCTTTAAAATCAAACTCCCCGTCTTTTACATAGTTCTTTAACACCATAGATGAAAGAGTACAGATTGCTGTAGTTTTCTCGTCAGTATACTGATAAATCTCATTACAAAGATTTGATTGTTTGATTACACCAATGTTTTGATGGTTTGTTTTTCTGTTAGCACTATCTTTAGAACATAGATATGGAACACCTGTTTCAACTTGTGATTCAATAATCTTATTCCAAATTTCCTGAGCCTTAACTTTCTTACCAAGGCCCATACTTACGGCTAATTTATAATTCTCTTCGTATTCATCACCGTAACTTTCTTGTAATGGTTTGATACCCGCCTTAATAATATCGTTAGGACAGAACAAATACCAATCTTCATTGTTCTTAACTGCGTTCATGAAATTATCGGGAATCCAAAGTGCGGTAAATAAATCACGAGCTCTTAATTCCTCAGCACCTGTATTTTTTTTAATCTCCAATAGGTCAAAGATATCTTTGTGCCAAGGTTCCAAGTAAATTGCCGCAGAACCAGGTCTACGTCCTTGTTGGTTAAAGAAACGAAGCGACTCATTAACAATCTTTAAATACTTTAAAAGACCACCAGCATATCCACCTGAAGATGAAATACGACTCTCCTTACTACGAATGTTAGACATTGATAGTCCGATACCAGCAGCGTCAGATGAGTAAGTTGAGATATCTCTCATGGTGTTTAACAATCCTTCACGAGAATCCGAATCGTTGTAATGAAGAACACAAGAAGCAAGTTGTGGAACTTTAGTACCAGCGTTAATCATGATTGGTGTTGCCGGTGATATTCTTTGTGTCGATAACGCTTGGTAGTACTCAACCGCCTCCTCAAATGTATTAGTCACCCAAAGAGCAACTCTCATATACATGTGTTGTGGACGTTCAACTACTTTACCTTCTGACAACTTCAAAAGATACATTTCTGCAAGTGACCTCCAAGCAAAATAATCAAAATTATAATCATTATCATGATTAATAATCGCATCAATATTACTTGGCCCATAATCCTCAATAATTTTCATTAATTTTTCATTAATGATACCTTCACTGTTTAACAAATTCATGGTATTTGAAAAACTTGGGTCAGTTTCCTTATGGTAAGATGAAATAGCAACTGACGAAGCTAATCTTGAGTAGTCGTGATGACTACCTGTAAACGCCGCGGCGATTTCATAGATTAACTTATCTAATTCTTTTGTTGTAATAATACCTTCAGTTGGTACTGAAGTGATAACCTTAATAAAGATTTCATCGGAGTTGACACTCAACCCCTTTGAAGCTCTTTTGATACGGTTATAAATTTTTTGTGGATTAAATGACGAATCATCTCCACTTCTTTTTTTAATTTTAAGTGACATCATAGTTTAAAAAGATAGTAAATTAAAAATCGTCAGTAAAGGAGATAGTCTCATTTAACTTGGCTTTTTGATATTCAACGGTACGTGACTCAAAGAAATTACCCTTTGTTTCAACTGCGATTTGTTCCATGAATTTGAACGGTTGCTCAACATTAAATTGTTTTTTACATCCAAACTTTACTAATAATCCATCAACAACAAACTCAAGATATTGTTTCATTAAATTTGAATTCATACCGATAAGTGAAACTGGTAGTGATTCAGTGATGAACTCTTTTTCAATCTCTAATGCTGACAATAGAATTTCTTTAATTCTTTTCTCACTCGGTTTGTTTTCAATGTGATTGTTCAATAAATGAATTGCGAAGTCACAGTGTAAGTTTTCGTCTTTGAAAATCAAAGCGTTAGCATTACACAATCCTTGCATGATACCTCTTGATTTCAACCAAAAGATAGAACAGAATGAACCTGAAAAAAAGATACCCTCAACCGCAGCAAACGCAACCAATCTTTCTTGGAACGATGCGTTCTCAATCCAATCTAAAGCCCATTTAGCTTTCTTTTGAACTGCAGGTAGGTTATCTAACGCTGTAAAACATTTGTTCTTTTCTTCTTCATTTGATACGTAAGTATCAATAAGAAGAGAATACATTAAACTGTGAATGTTTTCCATAGCAAGTTGCATACCATAGAAAAACTTAGCTTCAGGATATTGTACTTCTCTGTAGAAATTCTCAGCCAGGTTTTCATTTACAATACCATCTGACGCCGCGAAAAACGATAAAATATTTTTTACAAAATACTGTTCATTCTCTGATAAGTTTTCCCAATCTCTTAGGTCACCGCTTAAATCAATTTCTTCTGCCGTCCAAAACGCCGCTTGATGCATCTTATAATATTCCCAAATATCATTGTGATGGATAGGAAATATTACAAATCGGTTCGGATTAATTTCTAAAATTTTTTCTTTCATTTTTTTATTTTTATTTAATTATTTACGTATTCCCAAAAAAAACCACCACACGAATTTCTAACCCCCTTACAAACTAAAACAATATTACCTTTATTTTTAATATTATTTTTTTTACAAGCAATTTCTAATGATGGATATATTTCTAAAATTTTTTTTGTTTTTAAACATATTTTTTTTACTTTTCTAACATTTTTTGCAGGTTTCCCTTTTAAGTAACTATTTTGACTAAGTTTTAATTTATGTTCTTTTGATAATTTTTTTCCAATTAAAGAATTACTAATATTTTTTTTAGTCTCTTGGGTTCTTTTTTTCCCTTTACCTGATTTTCCAATTTTTTCTTTATGTTCGTCTGACAATTTTTTACCTTTCCAATAATTATGTTTTCCTTTATTACTTTTTGATATTTTTTTTCTAGTTTCCTCGCTCGGAACATAATTAAGATTTGACTCACCACCGTCGGTCAGATTAAGTAATTTATTAGTTTCTTTATAATTTTTTATCCAATATATTTCTTTTTCAACCCATTCTTTATCATTAGTTTCTTCAATTACTTTTATTTCAGGAATTTTATTTTCTTTCAACATTTTTTTTATCCACAAATATAAAGGTCTTTTAATATTTTTTTTACTTAAATAAATGTGTTGTCGTAACCGTTCTTTTATATCTTTTTTTGTTTTTCCAACATACCTTATTATCTCAGGTTTGTCCGGATGAAAAATTCCATAAATTACAATTGTTTCCATATTAATAAATATCTCAATATTTTTAATATTACTAATTTATTTAAGTTTTCTTTATACCTGTTGTTGTTTTCTTTTCTCCATAATTTCTTTAATTCTACTTCTATTTCTTTCTTCCTTCTGTTCCTCAAGTCCTAAGAATGTTGTAGTACTTTCTGTATCAATTTCTAACATTTCGTTATTGAACTTACAGTTTTCAAATACCACTCCGTCTTTACCAATTCTCGACTTTGTGATAGCAATAGTTGCAAGATTTAATTCTTTTTGTTGTAGCGACTTAGCCACCGTGATGATAACGTGTCCTACCTGAGCCTTCTTAATAGAACCACCCATTTGGTCAGTTGTTACCACATCAGATGAAATAGAACTTCTATTACCCTGTGTTGCCGTCCAACCAGCAATATCTAATTCATGACACATTGATTCAAACGCTCTCATCACTGAACCCTCAGATTTCCATTCATCGTCCATCATCTTTTCAGGTGTTACACAATCAATATAATCCAAAATAACAACATCAATCTTTGTCCCATCAGCAATCAACTTTCTAATCTGATTTTTAATCTGATTCATAGTTAATGTGTCTGAAGGTAACTTTTTCATAATCAACTTGTTTGGCATTGTTTCCTTAATCTCTGCGATTTTAGCCATAACTTTTTCTTTATGATTACCAAGTTCGTCAGGTGCTATACCCGTCCAACATGTAAAATGTTTTCTCTGAATGATTTTATAGTTATCCTCAAAGAAAATTTGTAATACATTAAAACCTAAATTAAAAGCGTGATTAGCAATCTTTGTTGTCAGTGTTGACTTACCAACACCAGTGGGTGCTAATATAACACCAATTTCTCCTTTCGCCAAACCACCTTTCAAAAGATTATCAATACCCGGTATTCCCATAGGGATTGGATGTCTATAATCATCCGCTAATACTTCATCTAAGTCTTGAAACACATCTCCCGTTCCTCTATCCACGTTTCCAACCTGTAAAGCTCCTCTAACCATTTCTTCCAAAGTGTCGTAGTTTTCAAACTCACCGTGGTCAATGATTTTCTTAGCCTTATCCATAACTTTTTGAAGTTCTTGTTGTTTACAAAACTTCAATGCTTTTTCCTGTACAAACTGAGTGCCCTCTTCGGTAACATTTTGTATATCAGAAATAGTGTCAAGAGTTATCTTTAATAATAACTCCTGACTAATTTCACTCTTAGCTTTTTGTTGAATTGTCTCAAAACTAGGACTGTGTTCAAACTTTGAATAGTATTCTTTTACCATCTGAACAAATAATCTGAAGTATTTGTTTTCAAAATAAGTAGATTCCATCACCTCAATAATTGAGTGTGAAAAATCCTTATCAAGTATTATTTGGTTAAGAAGTTGTAATTGGAAGGTCTCTCCCAAATAGTCAAAATTTTTGTCAGCCATATTATGTTTGTTTTTAGAATAAATATCAACGAGCCAGCTGATAACCCATGTATTCGTGTGTTAAATTTCTTGCTGACAACACGTCAGTAAGACCAAAAAGGATACCTTTTAGGAACGGGCGTATGTCTACGGTGTATCTTATCTTCGGTGGATAAAGTTTTGCATCAAATGTATAATGACACATTGTCGTATCACCATTTTTGATATAGATGTTAAACGACTCAGGCCCATCAGTGAATGATGTGTTCAATACCTCAGGGTCTTCACTAATCTGATATTGATTGTCCAACATGTAGTTTACAGTTTTCATTTTGAAATTTTCTTTCAACTCTGAAATGAAACCATCCATAATGTCAATCAACTCAGCCGAGTTATGAGCCTTTGGGTTATAACCCTTAACGTTAAAAAAACGTTGTACGATAAAATTGTTGTTTACCGTCATCAAGAATTCCAGTTTGGTAATGTCTTGTTCTTTCATAATTTATTTTTTGTTTGTTTTTGTTTTTTCTTTTCTTGTTAATTTCATAAATGGTTGGATGAAATATGTCCAAGCATCGTCCCCTTTTGGTAGGTATTTGAACAACCCGTCCTCAACCATATACTTAATTAAGTTCTTGTAACTTCTACCCTCAATATCTAATTTTTCTGTAACTATTGATAGTATCTCTTCTTTGTCATCATCCCTCAATAAAGGATTAGATAAGTCAACAATCTGTTCATTAACTTGGAAAAATTCTTTTTCAAAGATACCTGATTTTGTTTTACCAGTTAAAAGGTTTTTTAGAGTTTGATTGTCTTTTTGTTCTTTTAACAAATCTTCCGCTCTTGTTAAAATATCGTTATAAGAAACTTCTTTTTCAAGTATCTCAGGAAAAAATTTAACTAAAGTTTTTTCACCCAAAAGATAGATACCTTCAATATTATCTGATTTATCACCAGTTAATATCTTTAATGTCTTCACGTTATAGTGTGGGAACTCAAAGTCATCAAATTTAATCTTATCCCCGTGTTTAAACGTAGCTTTAACTGATGGTGAGTATATGGACACCTTTTCGGAAATAAGTTGTGTTAAGTCTCTATCTGATGAAAAAATTAATTTGTCTTCATTTTCAGATATTTGACAATAATAAGCAATTAAATCATCTGCCTCTCTTCCACTAATTTCTAATTGTCTTATATAGACCTCTTCCAAATATTGTTTGATACGATTTTTTTGTTTTAGGTAGGACATAAAGATAGCATCCTCCATAACCAATCGTCGGTTTTGTTTGTATTTGGGGTAAAGAATTCCACGTAAACTCGTGGAATCTTCACCATCCCAAAGTACTACCACCTTGTCAAAGTTTTGTTCGTTTATGAATTTACGAAGTGTATTCATAAAATGATACAATGCTCCAATGTGTTCTCCATTGTGGAAGTAGTCCTTCACACCATGAAACCCAATTTTCATCAGATTGTTTCCGTCAACAAGTAGTGTTTTTTTCACGAACTAAAATTAAAATGGTTCGTTTTCGTTTGCAAAAGTTTCTTCAGATTCATCAAGAGTAATTTCTCCAGTACCTGAAAGAATTGCGTTCCAATACTGTGAATATTCTTTTTTGTATTTTTCAAGAGCATCTTTATCGTCAACAATATATCCTTGTGGTGTTGCAATAATCTTACCATCTTTATATCCTAATCCATTAATATGGTTTTTTAGGACAGATATTTTTGTTCTGATGGCGTAAGATACCGTTCTACCATTTTTAGTTGCGGTAATGTGATTGATGCCAGCGTTTTTCTGATTACCAAACAAGAATACAAGAGCAGACGCTAACCAAAGAGCCTCACCACCTTTTGCCTTGATTGTTGGTTGTCCAAATGGATTGTCAGGTAATTCAACCCAAGGTTGATTAACTACCACCATTGTATTTGTGTATGGATAATCTTCCTTACGAGATTTAGTAATACGAGCTTGAATACCCATACCAATCTTATCTGCTAATACAGATGCATTATGTTGTTTTCCACCCTTACCGTCAAATGTCATCTTACAAGGAACCGAACCGACTGAATCCCAAAGGAAACAAAGAGAATAAGGAATATTACCTTTTTCTTGTTCGTCTAATAGTTCGTTAATGTAATCGGTAACTTGTTCAATATAGTCAAAATTATCGTTAAAGATAAACTGACCATCCCATTCACCGTCAACCATTTCAGCATTAAGACCAAGTTCTACTGCGTGGTTCCAGCTCCATTTTTTCTCGGTGATAACAAAAACAGGCAAATGCCCCTTCTGCTGAGCAGACACAGCGGCCTTGACAAGCGCAGTCGTTTTTGAAGAGTTCGAGTGACCCAAGAACATGTTGATGTTACCCAAAGCAGGACCAGGTAAACCGCAACTATTATGGAAAGCTTCACCGACTTCATAAAACTCGGTTTCTTTATATTTTGTTTTTGTGGAATATTTGTCTTTGATTGCATCTAATGAAAATTCTTTTTTCTTTATTGCCATAAATGTCTATGATTTAGTTTGTTTGTAGTTTAAAAATAGCAAAGGTTGGACACTTTGTGTATATTAGTGTCCAACCTTTTATAAATTAGAATGGTAAATCACCATCCGGCTCAGACTCAGCCTGTGGGTCAACATATGAACCACCGATAGTACCTTCGTCAGATGAACTATCACCATAAACGTATTTACCTAAATCAGATGACCATCTTGGAGTTTCTCCACGAGCAATTGCTTCCAAATACTCAACAGGTTTTTTAGAGTAAACATCCGCCCAAGTAAGTGGGTCTTCAGTCCAAGCTTTAGCCGTCTCAGCATCTGTATGAACAGGTGATGGGTCGTCATGCATAACAGTCTGAATAACTGTATAAGTTGCACCTTTAGGAGTTTTTGCTTTAGCCAACTCAATGATTAAATCACGTCCATTAACAGGGTCAGTGATATCACCTTTAGCCTTCCAAATTGGAATGATTTTGTCAAGGATACCTTCGTTCTTGTAGTTATGTTTAAAACGCCAGAACTTAACTCCGTCCGCCTCGTTATCACGGTCAACCACTTTAACGATATAGAATTTACGTGGCTTATATGCCTTTGCAAGTTCTTTATCCGATTCTTTACCTGTCGACATTAATTCATCATGAATTTCAGTCAAAGGTGAACGCTCGTTGTCGTTTTTTCCTGGGTCATAGATTTTATTCCATTTACCCTCAACTTGTACTTCGTGGTACCATACTTCTTTGAAGGGTGATGACCCGTCAGGTGTAGGTAGAATACGAAGACGTTTTTGTCCTGAGTTCTCATTTTGCGTCAAGATTGCCGCAAAATATTTTTTCATTCTGTCTTCTTGAGACATTTTGTTTGCAGAGTTACCTCCGCTTTTCGCTTTTTCGTACTGAGCGAGTACAGCATCTAAAGAATTTGTCGCCATTTTGTTTGTATAATTTATTAGTTAATATTCAAGTATAAGTGTGTCAGCCGTGATAGTCAAACTTGAAATTTAGAATTTCAAAGGTTTGTATTGTGATTCTTCTCCGTAATCGTTGAAGGTTGTTTTAATTTCTGAGGGGGTATAACTTTCAACGTCATCAGTAGTTAAAACATACTCATTTTTTCCCGATTTTTCCATGTCTTCTTCTTTATCAACGAAGAAATCTGACAATTTTTGATTAAACGGTCCTGAGTCTAAACTTCTTAATTCAAGTTTTTCTTGAGGAGTTTTTTCTCTATATTGTTCAATCTTTGATTCGATATCATTTAATTTTGTAAAAATACTTCCCATATCATTTAATTTTGATTCTAAATTAGAAAGTTGATTAAATAGATTATTAAAATATTCTTCTTGTTTTGTTTCAATATTTTTTTGTGATTTTACTAAATCAGTAATTTCTAATTCTTCAGTACCTGTTTCCTCAGAACTTTCGTCCCCAACTTTTTCAACATCAGGGTCATTTGTAATATCAACAGGTTCCGCAGTCGGAGGTGTTGTTGATGCGGTATCCGTACCTGCATCAGGTGCTGGTGGTAAAGCTCCCGCATCAGGTGATGGAGGAGTTGCTAATGGGTCACCTTCTGCTGGTGCTGCAAATGGGTCAGTTGTGGCATCTTGCTCTGTGATATAATTATTAATTTTATTATATCTTCTTAACTCTTCAATAATTGTTTGTGAAATTGCCATTTTATCCATTTAATAATTGTTTGAAACCTTGTGTTGTTTCTACGTTTATTTTTTTATTAGTATAAAGAGTATTGTTAACTCTTTCAATTAATCCGTCTTTCATTCTGATTGTGTAACAATCTCCTGTATCTAAATCACATACTTCTTTGAAACCATTACCTTTATCTGTTTCAGTAATTCTTGTACTTTTTCCAAGATATCTGTCTAAAATTTCTTTAGTGCCCATAATTGTTTTTTATTATAAATATATCTCTATTATAAAGAGTTTAATTTTGTCTCAAAATACTTTTTAATAATATTTTGTAACTTTTTTAAGTCATTAGCGTTACTAGTTTTAAAAGTATCATAATCGATATTTGTTGTGTACGGATAGTATTTTAAATAACATTTCGCAAATTCTTCAGCATATTTTTCAGAATTTACAAAATTAACAACATCTCTTTTAAAGATTGAACCAAACCTAGCATCTAATAATTTTATACTGTTTTCGAAATTTTCAAAAACAAAATATCCCTGACTAACATTTTTAATTTTTAAACAAATATATTGTTTATCAACAATAAATTGTTTATTTGTACCTCCAATAATATCTGTAGTCGCGGGTATATTTCCTAAATTATAATTATAACTTGTTAATCCACTATCATTATTATTACCATTTTCTAAAAGTATTAAAGTATAAATTAATTTTTTTCTTTCTAAGTCACCAATTAAGTTAGATATTATAATTTTAATTTCAGAATAAGTCGGGGTTTGTGTTGTTGTGGTAGTAATCGCAAAATCAGAAAGTGTTGCGGAAGTAAGTACACAATTTGAAGTTGACGGATTAGGTTGATTGTTGATATTATCAATAACAATTGCTGAAATTTCACTTTGTGTTCTATTAGGTAATGGAGTTATTGTATTTTGAGATGTTTTACTTTGAGCTATTATATTTTGTAAAAGTTCTCGTTTAATAGTTTGTAACAGTTGGTCGACTGTTGGTAACGTAAAGACACTCATTCTTGTTCCAGTAAAACTTGTATCAAAATTACCAACACCTATAGTATGTGAAACACTTGTAATTAAATACGTCCCACCAAATAAAGGCATATTTCTTAGAATAAAATACATCATAGGTTGTATCATAACATTACCAAATGTATTAACTGACGCTTCATAACTTCTTAATTTAAACAAATTATATAATGAAACGTTTTGAGTCGATGTTTTTACCCCATTTTGTAAATTAGCAATATCATATTCAGCTCTTAAAGATTCACTTGTTGGTTTACCCAAATCTTGCGAAACAGTAATATTTTTAAAAACACTCTGATTTTGAAGTCCAAAATCAACCGCAAACCCGACTACTTTATTTGATAATCCGTAATCATTTTTATCGGTTAATTTGTCAACCAATGGTTGTTGAGCTGCTCGTTTTAAATCAAATCCATCATCATTATATCCGTTTGCAATATCAGGATTTGGTAATTGTTTAGATGATTGGTCAACATACATACATACAAATTTTGTTTTTGTTGACTGATAATCAACAGTATTAAAAGTCCCAAATAAAGAATCCGCAAAACTAGTTGCTCCAGGTGTTTGTGGTTGAGCATCTAAACTTGGACTGTTAACACCGTAAAAATTAATATATCCGGGAATTACGAATGGTTGAAAGTGGTGGTCTAAAACTATTGATTCGATTATAGAATATAAGTTACTATTAACTGACTTTAAATAATCTTTAACTTTAAAAACATCAACATAAATTTTATCACCTATATTTCTGTTAGCCCTATCAACAAATAAAAAATCTTCAAATAAAGTGTCAGAGTTGTAGTTAGTACCTGCCACCCATGTATCATTAACTGATTTAAACTTTTCATATTTTTCAACTCTTGGTTGTAAACCATCTGTAGGTGCCATTTCAGAACCGTACGCATTTATTTTTGGGGAAACTGATAACCCTTTTGATAACTCAATAAAAGTTGAATTGAATAATTTTGATAGTTCACTATTAAAGGTTGTTAGAATTGAATCTATATTTGATTTAAATGTATCACTATTAAAAATTCCATTTTTATATTGTTGTAATTTTTTAGTTGCAAAAACTTTAATTACATTTTGATAATAAATAATGTTAGTCGTTGTAAACTCAACATTCATTGTTGGAAAAAAATCAGTTATAAATGAACCATTATCACTATAAACTAATTCAGGTATAGTTGAAAACCCAACATACAATTCTAAAGCTTTCCAAGCTTCGGGATATAACAATTGTGAATTAGATAATGTTGTAGTCCCTCCTGAAGTTGGTAATGAGTTATTAATGTAACCACCAGGTGGTGTAGTATTTAATAATGGATTTGAGGATACACTACTAAAAATTCTTTTGTCATATTTTTTAGGGTTACCAATTGAAATTAATTTATTATAACTAATGTGTGTGTTTAAAACATCAGTAAGGGTATACATTTGAGCAAATTGTATAGATAACATATCAGTGATTGTTATGTTTTCAGGTAAATAATTTGTACTTAAAATACCTTTTAATACATTGTGAAATTTTTCTTTTTGAGTGTTTTTTTGAATTGATTTTGTATAATTTAAAAATATGTTTTCCAAACTATCTAACTCATCTTTTGAAAAAATTGAAAATATCTCCTCAATTGAATCGTACTCATCCTCCGCGAATAATTCAAATGACGATTGTGTATCAGTTCCACCCGTGTATATTTTTTTCAAATATTTGTCAGGAGGATTAATTGTAAATTGTGTGGTATCAAAATAACCATAATTAGGCCCTCCCCATAATAATCTAACGCTACCATTATACATACTTGGGTTATCAACTAATGAAGTTCTTGTAAAACCGCTTCCTGAAGAATAATTTATAATTTCAGCAATTAATTGATTATTTGTTGATGAGGGCATTGTGTCGTATAAACCAAACGACGGTGTAATCACATACTTGTCATTTTGAATATCTTTAACTAAGACACTAATAGTATTTATTCTAACACTTTTTGTATTACCCGGTGTTGTAATAATATCAGACCCTATCGTTGTTCCTGAACCATCTAAAATCCAAATATTACCTGATGTAATACCATCATTAATCTTATTTTGAATATTAATTGTAGTATCTGTTGATGAAAATAAATTAACACCATTAACCAAATAATAAAAATCATTTATTAATTTTGGATAAAACCCTAAAGTAAATCCTTGTGAAGAGAGAACATCTTGTTGTAAAACAATCGTGTTATTTTGGATGATATATGGTGTATTTACCTGTCCATTAACAGGGTCATAGTTATTAGCATAATCAAAGTTATTCCAAATATTTGACAAAATATCAACACCATTTTCTTTCCAATTTTTATATCTATACCATATAGAACCAAGTTTTGCAATCCACGGAAGTGGTAGTGCGTGTACACCTGAATATTTTTTTAATGTTGTTGATATGAAATTATTTTTAACACTATTTGCCGTGTCATTTAAAGTATATCTTTCTTTTGTTGTTGTTAGAGGTAAACTATTTAAAAATAAATAAGAGGCACTTATATATGGATGGTCAGAATCATTTCTTTCATTTTCAATACCTTCTTGTATTGCGTTAATAAAATATGGTGTGTTAAGGATTGAAGTTGTTTGAGATTGTGTAAATTGTGAGTTAGTACAAGTTACTTTACCCTCAGTAAAAACATAATCTTTAACTTTTCTATTTGTGTAAAATGTATTTAAATTTAATGTTTCAGTATCAATTATATTACTTTTAATTTTTAAATTAACAATAGGTTGATTAGGTAATTTACTATTATATCCTGATATACCGATAGCATCATTTATATCATAATTTGATATTTTTTTACTAAAATCATTATAAAATAATGAAGATTTTGTACTATATATAATATCTTTTGTTAAAATTGAGCCATTTTCTAAATTATTTTTACACCAATTTAAATTAATAAATGGATATATATCTAAAGAATTATTAGTATATGCATTATTTTTTATAGTATCCTCAACTAATTTTATAGTTTTTTTTAAAACTAAAACACTTTGTTCTGGTAAATCTTTATCTAAAATTTTAAAAGAATTATTAACTTCGTTAATTAAATATGGTACAGTAAGAAATCCATTTGAATATTTTGCATAACTAACAGAAAAAGAAGATAATAATTCGTTAAATGATGTTACAGTTCTGTATTTTCCATTTTTAAGAATATTAGTAATTCCACCATTATCATTTTTTAAAGCTTCTTTCATATTTTCAAACTCAGTTTGGCTTAAAAAAGGGAGAATAGTGTTAAATCCTAAATCACCTGAAAATCCATTAAGATTTACAATTAATTGTAATCTCTCCATAATTTCAAAGAAAAAATCAGGTACTGATAAATTACTATACGAGATATTTGATGGTATGGTATCAAATCCTGAAATTAAATTTCTTAAAATGACATTTGTATTTTGTTGTGATTGAGTGGTATTAGGAGGGATTTGTCTCAAAATAAAACTTTTAGTATATTCCTCAACAAATTCTACTTCAGGCCATGCCTCATAATCATCTCCACCAGTTTGATTTATATAATTTGGGTCACCAGGATATTGTATTTCAAATTTTTCAACACCATCAATTATTTTACCAACAACATATTGAGGCCAAGGGTAAACGATAGGATTAATTTGATTTTCTTTTTTGTCAAAACCACCAATACTTTGTTGTCTTTTTGGATTTTCTCTTTGGTTAAATGCCTTAGTATGAACATCTTCTAGTAGTAATAAATACGCTTCTGCGGATGCCATGAGAACTCCAATAATATTTCTAATAGTAGGTTGAAATCCAATACCTGAAGGCGATTTTAATATTTCCGACAGTTGGTCTGAAAGACTAATTTCTAATTCTTCTTTATAAGAATTTAATTTTGTTTTAATTTTTTGAATGTAATTGGTAAATCCGTTTTTACCCTGATTAGTAAATATAAAAGGATTACTTTTATTCTTAAATACGAGTTCTTGAATTTCAACACCTAAATCATCTATTTGTTGTTGTGTTACAGTAGCATTTCCGTATCTTTTTAATCTTGTTTTTTCATAGTCAAAATAAGACTCAGATATAGTTGGTCTTAAAGAGTTCAAAATATCATCACTTTTAAGTGGAATACTATATAAACCACCCGAATCCCCAAATGTTACATTCTTGTTAAGAATTGTAATTTTACTTTCAATTTTTGATTTTAAATCCGTATATGCTTCATTTAAACTATCGTCTAAAAGGTATGTATATACGTTAATATTTCCAGTACCTTCTTTTATAACAAATAACTTTTCTAAATTGAGCCATTTGTTAAACCAAGACTCGTTGTATAAAACTATCTCAGAATTTAATTCATCTAATGTTTTTAAATATTTTTCATAATCAGTTAATGGGTTTAGTGAAACTTGACCTAAATTTTCTAAACTAGTGTTAATAAAAGTATCTAATTTTTCAATTAATGATTGTACTGTTAATTCAGGAAAATCTTGAGGTAATAAACCTTTTGATTTATATTTTTTATAAACTTCAATAATTTTATCATTACCTAAAAATGTTGTCGACGTTGAAAAGTTTTGTGTAACATTATTATCAACAACAACACCATTATTAGAGTTGTCAATTTTAGTTGTTTGATACATTTGAGGGACCGCATATAAATCAGTCATAAACAAATCTTTTAAAACTGAAAATGTAAACGATTTAAAAGTTAATGTTATTTCAAAATTTCCTGTCGATGAATTGAATGCCCCATGAAATTTAGTTAGTAATAATTGATATCTAATTGCTTTACCATACCATCCTTTTAATGTTAAATAAAAAACAGGATACGGTAAGTTAAAAAACGCAGAATATATTGAGTCGTTCCCACTTTCAAACAAGGCTCTCCCTCTTACGTCCTCTAAATTTACTGTGAATTCAGCAGTATATGGTTGAGTTACTTTATAACTAATTTGAGTAATACCTAATAACTCACCATTTATTTCATCAGCTTTTCTGGATTGTGATTGTAATTCAGTCCATTTAGTACTTAAATAATCTTCACCAGTAGGTTTTAAAAAATTGATTTTACCAAGACCTAATGTTCTAAGTTGCTTATCTCCACTACCAACAATTAATTTACTTCTAGCCTGTAAGTTACATTCTAAATTAGCATACATTACTAATTCTTCTTGAGCAATGTTTCTATCACTTACCTGTCCATTAGGTAAATCAACTTTATTAGGGTCAACTACAAAAATATTTTGATAGTCGTTTTCAATATGTATATTATCTGCCATAATAGAAGAACTGTTGCTCTAATGCACCTTTATAATCTAATAAGGAATTAATCAAAGGGAATGGTATTGTTAAAATGGCGTTATCAGGAATATTAATTTCTGAACCACCATATTTACCATTTGCTTGTAATATTAACCAACCAAAAAAAGGTGTCCCATAATATAATTGAGATATTTTATCTAACCTTGATTGTCCGATAATATATATGTGTTTTTTATCTGTAGATTTGGATTGCAGATTAACATATGGTACAACTGTTTGTTGACCATTAAATATAAATCCTTCGTATCTATTATAATATTCTAATGCCATTAATTAAATTGTTTTTTACCGTTGAAAATTAGATTAAAATTATTTGAATTTACAGGTGAAAATAAACTTCTTAAATTAGTTAATTGTGTGTCAGTAACTCCTGATGTATTATAATTATAAATTCTATCCTTCCCTTTTATAGACACTCCGTTAATTTGTGGGTTATAATTTAAATATTGGTTTACCTCAGGACTACTTTTAAATTCGTTAAAATTTTTGAGAATTTGTGTATTCCAATTATCAAATGCGGTGGTTAAATTATCCGTTTTTTGGGTAACTATACTTATTACGGAACCAGAACTACTCGGGATTAAATTTGTTGTCAATCCGCTAATAAATTGTTGTCGTTTTGTATTATCTTTTAAATCATCATAAAATAATGTAAATAAAAGATTGTCTGAATTTGGATTAAGTGGACTACTTCCATCAACAAATAAACTAACAAACTCACAATACGGCGCTCCAGTACTTGGTAAAAATTGTTTTGTTGATAGTAAATTATAAAAATTTGTAATACCTGAACAAACTAAAGAATAATCATTACTAAATGTACTATCAATTGATATTAAATATCCTTTAGGTACCCCATTTGCCAATATTTTACCATCTAACTGACCTCCAACTATTGAATTTAATTTTTCAATATTTTGTATATATTGTGATTGTTTATTTGCAAAATCTTGAGAGTCTGAATTAACATTACTAAACGCATTATTAATTTTAGAGTCGATTAAATTTTTATAATTATCTTTTACTCTATTAACAGCAAGATTTGTAATACCATTTTCATCATTTAATGCCTTTATAATTGTTTCAGTTTCATCATCAATGTCAGATTTTAATTGATTGGCAACTTCAGTTAAATTTTCACTAATTCTACTTGGTTTGCCATAGATATTAGTTTGTTGCGTTAATCCTGAAAGTTTAACGGTTCCATTTTTAAAATTTCTATCAAATGTCATTTGAGAATAAATTCCAAAATTGTAATTCTTAATTGAACTACCAATAAAATCTAAAGTTGTTGAAAAATAATTTTGTGTTTGAGTAATATAATTATCAAAAAAACTTTTATACTGAATTGTACCTGTTTGTGTTAGACCTGAAGCAACTGTTGTTAAAATATCACCAATTGTTTTATTTGTCTCAGGAATATTTTGTAAATCATTAATTGTTGCTAACGGTTCTGCTAAAACAATAGAATTGAACAGAGCATCATCTAATTTATCAGTAAGTTCAGTTACGTCAGCTCTTTCATCATACATTTCGGTATTTGCGTAGAAATTAAATGATAAGGCATTTTGTAATCTATCAATAGGCCCTTTTAATCCACTACCACCAATAAGTTTAACACCTAAAGTTACCTTTGCAATCATTGGTTGTAATCCAATACCTTCAGGATTAATATCTAAGTTTTCATATGAAATTTGTAACGTGTCGGGAATTGCCTTTGTATTATAAAAATCACCAATTCTAAGTACTAATACTGGTGGTGTACCAAAATTAGTATTAAATGTTGATGTTGAAGTATCTTGTTGACCTTGTTGATTAATAACAGGTATTGTGTTACCAGGTCTCGTACACTGTTGTAAGAAAGTTAATCGACTATTTAATCCTTCAGGAGTAATAGCGTGAAATGCCGGTTGGAAGTATTTTAATTTATCCGAAATTGATGTATACGCAAATGGGTCAGTTTGTTTTAAAACTTCAAAATAATCACATTCATTTAAAAGTTTTGTTCTTAATAATCTTTTACTTAAATTCTTTTTATCAAGAGCGGTACTGCTCGGTATTGGTAAACCGTTATTAGCATTTTGATTCGCAATATTCTGAGAATTAGTAGATGACCCAGCGTTTACATTCGACGGATTTTTAGAATTAACAGTAATATTTTTAATACTTACGTACCTCGAACACATCGCTTCTAAACTATAGTTTTGAGTCCATCCAGTTAATACAATCGAACAATTTATTGCTGTTGATACACCATTACCTTTAACTTCAGCGGTCGTTAAAAGTAAATTTGAATCAATAAATTTAACAGTCCCATCTAAAATAAACGACGATAACTTTTTATTGTTACTGTCTGTAAAATTTGAAAAAAACAATTTTATAGATTCAATGTAATCTTTATTTCGATTAATACTATTTGTTGAGTCTGCCGGTTGGAAACGAAGACCATTCATTTCTATTACTATTTCACAATTTTGTGATGTAACCGCTTCTAAAATTTTACTTCTTAACTCAACTAATTTTTCATAATTGTAAGTTATTACAGGAAATTGATTAGAAACTCTGTTTTTATCAGGATTTGATTCATAGACCGATTGTTGACTAATATAACCATTATAAACAGTTTCATAATCAGTAGTTTTAATCGTAGAATCCCACTGTGGAAAATATCCACCAAACCCCTGAAAATCCGAAAAATTAGGTAAATTGTTTGCGATTGAATTAATCCCACTTAAATCTTGACTAACAGATGCCAACTGTTCAGCCGAAGTTTTATTACTTGAAAGAACACTTTCTTGTAATTCTTTTAATGTCTGTATATCTAAAGTCGCAAACTTTCTAGCCAATTCATATAAATCAAATTTTGCAGCACCAGCAAAAAACGACTCTATTACTGAATCTTTTTTATCTGTTAAATCATTTTGTAATTCTTTTTTAGCAATTAAATTTAAAACTGAAGGGTGGTCAACAATAATTGAAAATGATATCGAACCACTTCTACTTGTATCTTTATACGTATAAATTGGTTCGGGTCGGCCTAAAAATGAGGTTGTATCAAAACCAGGTGAAACAGTTTCACTAAATGTTAAATCATAAGGTGGAAACCACATTATTCTTCCACCATTAGGACCTTTCTCACATCCAGGTAAATCATTAAACAAAGCACTTCCTTTCCACGCCAAATTCTCAATTGAGAACATGTATTTCTTAACTTGCCCATTAACTATATTTGTAGAACCTTGTCCTTTTAATGGAGCAATGTTTAAATTATAAGTCGAGTCAAGTACTGAGTTATTAAATCTTCTTATATTACCATTTGTTTCGCTACTAGTGGTATTTGCAACCGTACTTTGTAAATCTTGGTATAGTTGATATGGTTTGTCTTTTGTAAATAATCTACCGTATTCTTTGCCAATTAATTTACCTTCAACATTTTGATATCTGATAACTTTAGAACCTTTTGTTAATTCTTTATATCCATCATTAAAAACTTTTGAAATTTGATTGATAGCATTACCTGCATGTAATCTTCTAGCCAATCCGCTGGCCGGAGCTGAGTCAATTAATCTTTGAGTATTATCTAATAATGAACCTTTTTTAAATTTGTATTCTAAAGATGATGAATATCTTTCTGTTAAATTAATTGCGACGTTATTACTATTATCAGTACCAAATTGTTCACCTTCAGGGCCAAATTTTATACCAATTTCTTCCGACCCTGTTTTTGTCCAAACAAATCCACCAACAACAGTGTTGTTATCATTTAATCCAAAATTTAAGTTTTGGTTTCCTTCATATAATTTACCAACCGCATCAGGACCTAATACAACCGCACCAGTCGGTTCTCCATACCCATTGTCAGGTGTTTGACCTGCAGGTGATGTTGTATATCTTAATTCGTCTTTACCACCAACATATAAATTACCACTATTATCTTGTTCATTTTTTCCAATATTACCAAATATGTTATTTAACAATTGTCCAGCCTTAGTAATATTTCTATCATAGTTTGGACTATATCGGTTGTATTCTAAATTGGCAAATAAAATTGATTTTTGACCGCCACCTGTGTTTGCTAAAAATTTAACAGAAGCATTACCATCGTTGTTACTTAATCTTTGTACAAATCTACCAAGTCCCGTTTTAGGTTGTCTTGGTGTAAAATTAAAGTAATCTCCCTCAATTGGTGAATAAGGTAAATACGTTCCAGTTATTCTTTGAGCTAAATTAACAACAAAATCACCAATACCATCAGGGACTGTAATATGATAATCTAAATAACTTAACTGTGCTTGATTAGTCGCCAATAAACTTGATTGTAAAGGATTACTATTAATTGATAAATTATTAGCTACACTTGTTTTTTGTAGTTCTTGGGCAACTCTATATTGAAAAGATTTTCTTAATTCAATTACCGATATTTGTAATAAATAAGAATCTTGTTGTACTAAATTATCTGAACCGAAAATGATATCCGCCAAAGAATAATTTCCAACAACAAACGGTAAATTTAATGGATTGTAATCACTTGTTCCACCATTTTTTGATAATATTTTTGTGTCAGTAAAAAATAAACCTTCATAACCACCGTTAGGGATATATCGATTACTTACTTCAGCTAAATCAATCCATTGTTCATTAATCAAGTCCATATTGGTATCGTTCTGTAACGGCCAATATTCTAATTGATTACTTGAATTTTCGTTTACTTGTCCTGTTGTCTTATTAATAAATCCAGATGCGTCTTGGAAACCCCCTGTAGGTCCATATTGATTTGGAATAATCTCTTGTTGAGCCTCAGTAAAAATTTCATTATTAACATCTGGAGAATCAATTACTGAATTATCACTAATATTAGTTTCGTAATATGGATTAGAAATAGAAGATTGGAAAGCACCTTCAACGTTATATGGTTGTAGGTTTCTTGTAACAAGACGATTCCTAAAAAACTCTGAATTTGAATAATCTAAAGCGCTTTCACTCATTGGGTGATTTTATTAATAAATAGAATGACTTGGTATTTTTTTATTTTTTAACTATCATTCCATTTGAAGTTTTTGTATTGTCAAAGTGTTTAACAATATATTGCATCAAGGTTGGGTTTTTAGGTAATTCTTCAACTAACATGTCAGTTAGTTTATTTCTTGGAGTGTCAACAGATACTTTAAAATTAACTGTGTGAGTAACTTCTTGTTTTTGTGGTTGAACCTGAGGTTGAGTTTGTGTATTAGTTGACATCATTGCTGCGTTCATAGATTGACTTTGGATTTTTAAAACATCCATTAAACCTTTATTAACACTTTTTTGTAATACATCAGGTAATTGAGTTGCAGCTAAAAAATAATCTTTATCATGTAAAACTATATCACCTGAAGGTGTTTTAAGAGTATCACCCCCAACCCTTGGGGATTTAAATCCGTCTCCACCAGAAATACCAAGAGCCGTTTTAGCTGCTTCTAAAGCGTTTTTAATAACATCAAGGCTAGCAAAATCAAACGTTGCGGTTTTAATATCAGCATCTAAATTATCAACTGCCAGTTTTTGTTCTTTTAATGCTTTTTCATATCTGTCAAATATGCTTTTTCCAAAATCAGCAACACCCTGACCTAAAACATCTTTTAAACTTCCCATAGTCGTTGCAATTTCTTTAAAATCTCCTGTCATTAATTTAACTAAAAGATTTCCAAGTTTACCAACATCATTACCAAATTCGTCAAGTTTAGTTTTAAATACTGAATTAGGACCAAACGCCTTTTCTACGTCAATAGCTAAAGCACTATATTCATCAGCACCTTTCTTTAAAAGAGCTTGACCCGCTTTAGACCCCCCTAATGTGGTTGCAAAAGTATTTGAAATTTTTTCTTGAGCTGCGGCCAATCGACCAAATTCACCTAATTGGTCTTTAGCAATATTAATTAATTGTTTCTGAGGGTCTTCACCAGCAGCGGCTGCGTCAGCTTCAGTTTGTTTTTTAATAGCGTCTAATTGTTCTTTTTGTAGATTAGCCAATTCCGCCTGTTGCATTTGTCCCTTGTCATCTCGATAATTAATGACGTATTCTTTTTTACCACCACCAATATCTTTTAATTGAGCAAGATTTGCAAGTTGTTCTTGGTCTTCTTTTGATATGTCTAAACCTGAAAATTTTATTTTAGACATTTTATCTTCTAATTTTGATGTCTCCAATGCCATTTTTTCAAATTCTTTTCTATCAATACTTAATGCGTTTGCAACTTCATTAAGTTGTCTTCGAGCGCCAGGCATAATCTGAAAAGTTTTACTTTTTTCATCAAAATATGTATATTGTTTAGCCAATTTACCAAGTTCGTCTTGAAGTCCACCGACATCATTTTGAGCTAAATCCATCAATTTTAAAGGGTCAGTTAATGCGGTTGCGGCTCCACCTAATCTTTGTATTGCAGCTGCCATTTCAATTGCTTTTTCAGGACTCATTAAATCATCTGCCAAATCTAAGGTTTCATTCATATCAAACCTTAAAGCCTGAGCCTTTCCCGCCATTTTTGCTAATCCTTCAACACCATTTGTAAATCCAAATCTATTTAATTTATCTAAATTTGTAGTAACAGTTGCAGCAACTGCTTGAGCATTAACCCCTAATTGATTGGATACTCGAACCATTGTTAACACATTTTCAGCAATGTGTGCGGTTTCCATACCAGCGTTACGAAATGTTTCTTCTAAAACCTCACCCTTTACTCCTGTTACAGATACCGCTGCAAATAATTCTGCGGATTGCTCTTTAAGAGAAATTAAGTTTCGACCTGTAACATTTAAAAGAGCTTCCTGTTGTCCAGTAACATCACTTAGTTTACCACCTAAATCAACAACTTCTTGGTAAGCTAAACTAAAGTTATTTTTTAAAGCCAACCCTTGAGCGGTACTAACACCCATGGTTTTAGCAACTTTAGCCATTTCAACGTCCATCGATTGAACAGTTTTTAACATACCTTCAAACCCTTTTTTCATGTCAAAGAATGGTTGTGCACCACCTGTTTTAAAAAACGAACCTAACGGGTCTGACTCAGGTGTTGCGTCTCCTCCTAATTGATAATATAGCATAGTTTACTCTTTATTATATAAATAACTTACTGTTCGTTTTTAGGCGTATTAATTTCAATCACCCTATCAACCAAGTATCTACGGTGATAAGACGGCATTTTCATGAAATCGGAATAAGACAAATTTAATTTGGATGCCAAAAGATAATATTGGTCCAATAAATTTTTTAAATACTCAGAAGAAAGGGCGAAAAAACTCCGCCCCAAAGGTCACACGGGTGAGTACCTTTTTTCCAGATGGGGCTGTTATTTCTCTCACTAAATCCAACCTAGGTTCGTTTTCTCTAATGAAGTTGTTTATGTATTTTGAATCCATGATTGGCATTTTAGATATAAAATCCGCAATTGCACTTTCTTCTCGGTTACCTTCAACCTCAACAATTTGTTTAGTCAATTTCAAAGTTACTGAAGGTGAAATCATTCCTTTTGGATAAGAATCAATTTGACGATTAATACTCTGTGACTCCCCATATGTTAAAAATTTTATTTTAATTTCTTTTTTTGTTTTTGGTAAAACCAAAGAAATTAAACCTTCAAAATCAGGTTCAACCTCAGTTCTTTTAAAGTCCAATGCGTCAAGTTGTACACTATGTTCAAATTTCTTATCAGTTTCAGGGTCAATTAAAGTAAAATCATAATTTGCACCAAATGAAGTGTTTCTTAAAAAAACTAAAATAGCTTCCAAATCACCCTCCATCATTTCTTCAGGTCTAATATCAGGTTCATATAATTTACTTCTAACTAAATTAGTAATGATTTGGTCACCACTTAAATTACCAACCGACGCCAAAATATTTTCATCGGCAGCGGTTAGGTATCCAACCTTAACAGATTTTTTCTTATTTTTATAATATTTTCCCTCACTTGGTAATAACACCACATCGTGTGGAAGGTCCAAGTGCATTTGATTCATATTGTCACTCATAGTTTTTTTATTAGAAAAATACCTTATTCTTATTTATTGTAAATAAAAAAACCCACTTTTGTGGGTTTGAATATAAAGTAGTAAAGTATATTAATATAATAATACACAATAGTCAGGTCTCAAAGACGCTTGGATAGTTACCAATCCATCTTCAGAGTAAGACAATCCTTGGAAATCAACTTTTGTAAGGAATGTGTTTTTAAGAACCCATTTCTCAATTACAACACCTGTTGGGTCTAATAAACTTAAGAAAATATCTCTTTTATAACCTGCGGCATATCCCATACGCCCTGTCACAGATTCAGCATGTAAACGAACCCATTCCATCAACGCTTGTGAAGCAGAAGGTCCGATTGGGTCACGGAAAGTTACAGAGATTTCTCCCCATTCATACTTACCTGCAACATAAGTTTTAGTATTTAAGAAATCAATCGCAGTAGAGTTAATCGTTAAAGAAGGTCTACTTGTAGATTCTACAAACCATTCGTTAATACCCAAGTCATTAAAAGACATGATAAACCTATTTTTCCTTTTCGGTTCGTAGGGTATCGGCATTTTCATCAGTAAATCAGCCATATTATTTTGTTTTAAATTTTTCTTTTATTTTATTATAAATAGTCCCTATTGAAAATTTTTCTATTTACTTTAAGGTTTTTTTTATCCAAACTTGCTATAAGTCCAGTTTATAAATATTAATAGTTTTGCTTTTTACCACCATGTGTTGATATTGTTTGAATAATATTTTCTGGGTCTTTTGATAATTCATCTTTAACTTTTTCTAGATTTCTTAAATCATCATCTGAAAATCCTATTGTAGGAATAAAATTATTACTTATATCATCTTTAAACATTACTGGTTTTTTAAGTATATTCGCCAAATATTTTACATATCCTTGAAATTCTCTTAAAGCATCAACCTTTCCTTTTTCGGGACTTTGTGCTGAACCGGCTCCAAATGTCACAGGATAATATTTGTTCATATCCATATAAGCGTTTATAAGTTCTTTATCCTTCATATCTTCTTCACCCGCAAATTTTCTAAACTTTCTTAAGTTTTTAACCAATTCTTTTTTAGATATTCCTTTAAAATTTGTTTCAATCATATTTTCGATTGCTCTACGTAAAGCCAATGGTGAATGTCCTCTTGCTGTGACAATCGAAAAAATTGACCCTCCGTTAATTGCTTCCACAAAATCGTCCCATGCAGGACCTATTTTAGCCATCATTGCGTCTATGATGAATCTTTTATCACCTTTGGTACCAAAGTTCCTAAACGGGTCATCAGCAAACCCTACAATAGTTTTTTTCTTATATTCAAAAGGTTCAACTCCAACCTTTACACGATATTCCGCAAAATCTTCCGTGGACATACCAACTTCTTCATTATCTTCGGTACGAAGTATTATTTGTGTTGGCATAGTAAGGATATTATCATCCCAGTCAAAAGCGTAATACTTTAAATCGGGTGTAATTTCTTCTTCAAATTTTTCTACTAAAAACATTTTCATATCTATAAATATTATGTAAATAAAAAACCCCCACATTTCTGTGAGGGTCTTTTTAAATTTTATTTAATTAGATGTCTTCAAAAGACGCTCCTGTTGGTGTAATCAAGAACTCAATATCGATGAACTCTAATGCTTTAGTTGGTTTGATATAAATCTTACCTACTAATTGGTTAGCATCTAAGTCTTCAGGAGTATTTTGTACTGTTACACGGAAGTCGTATAAACCTCTGTCTCTTCTGATAGCGTCTAAGATTGGATTAACAGAGTCAAGAAATTGTTGTCTTACTGTGTTATCATTTTGTTCAAACAACAATCTGATAGCCACCGCAGAAATCAATTTACGAGCTTGTAACAACAATCTTCTAACGTTAATTCTATTTAACGCTGAATCCGCAATTTGAAGAGTTTTGTTACCCCAAATTACAGTTCCAACATCGTTGAAAGTTGCGATTGGGTTAATTCTTCCTTTGTAAAGAGTGTCTCTATCTTCTTGAGTTAATCTCTTTCTTGCTCTAACCGCATTTACAATACCTCTTGTGTAACCCGCAGTCGCGAACCATGGGAAGGCTATATTATCAGTTAATGCTAAGTTACGAGTAACTTCAGCCGTTGCTGGTAAATAGATTTGAGTATTGTTTACAGTATCACGAGTAAGAACCCATGGGTAGTAAGTGGCTGTGTAGTTAGAGTCAATTCCTGTTTGTTCTAAATTATCAACTGCCTCTTGTGGGTAAATTAAATTATCCATAGAAGTTGAGTTTTGTAATAGGTTAAAGTCAGGAGTTGTACAAACGTAGATTGAATCCGCTCTTTCATTTGTTATCATGTCAATAGCCGACTCGATTAATCCACTATTATTAACATAATCAACACCAGGTGTTACAAGAGCATTTATATTTGTAACCTCAGGGTTAGCAAATGTTCTAATACCTAACAAGTATGCATAATAGTCAGTATTACCATAACTTCTTGTACCATCCTCAATAGTGATGATTTTAAATGAACCCCATCCTGTTGATGTTGGATATGGTGCTTGTGGACAAAAACCAGCTTTGAAAGCTGTTTGACCTAACATGTATGAATCACCGTTACCACGTTTTTCTTCATAAATGTCCCATCCGTCAAAACCACCTTGTACTAAGAAACTATATTTTCTTGAGTATAAGAAGTAATATGGATTTTCTGCATCTGTTGGTTCAGAACTAAATGAACCGTCACCAACTTCAAATTGTGTCATACCGCTTACCATTACAACAGTTGCTCCACTATCCATGTGGAAACCTTTTGTTGTGTTTGGCCAGTTATTGTAAGTTCCTTCTTCACACAAATCACCAATCGGTCTTTGTTTTCCTTTATAGTCGAAGAAATCAGCATCAACACCTACTGAAGATGAAATACCTAAATAAGTTCTTCTTTTATTATCACCAGGACTAGTGATTGCGTTATCACTACCAGCAGAATTACCAAATGGAGGATTAGCAATTATTTCACCAGGGATTGCGTAGTGTGTTTTATAAATTGGGAAAGGAGATGTACCGTTAGTATAACTTCTTGTTATAAAACCTTCAAATCCACAAGGAAGAGCATCTAACGGAGCTTCTTCATTCATTTCTAACATAATATATTTAGAAAGAATTGCGTATTCACCGTCAATAGAACCAACTTTTTTAGCCACATAACTGTTACTTGTTGCATCTAATGTACAATTAGTGAATTTCTCCATAACTGTTGGGTTAGCATCAGTATCATAGAAATCTCTAACTATCAAATCAAATGTTCCATTGTTAAATGAAATATTTGCAATAGAAATTTTAACTTCTCTGTTTGCGGCATTTCCATCAGGAATAGTATAAACACGGAATAATTTATAAACTAAATTACCTCTAAGTTCAGAGACAACCCAAGGAGATGACGGAGTTTGGTATCTTTCTAAATAGAAACCAGTTGTATCAAGATTTGTTGAAGTTCTTGCATCACCTAAAGAAATAAAGTTATTAGCATTTAATCCACGAATATAACCTTGACTATAAGCATAATCCAACATTGTTGAATATCTTTCTTCAACAAATAAAGGTACTTCAGTTCTGTCTTTAGCGAAGTTTTCAACACCAAATACACTACTGATGTAGTTAGATTTTGATGTTGTAAATGATGTTTCAAAACTAAATGTGTTATTATTATAAGTTTTACCTGAAATTAAAAAAGTTGAGTAAGGATTTTGACTTATTCCTGAGTAACTACCAGTACCAATCATTGTTACATTTGAAGTGCCTGTTACTTGATATTGAGGTCCATGTAAAGTTGTTGAGTATTGAGTAATACCTCTTGAACGTAAAGTTGCAACAACAAGATTATTATATCCTGAATAACTTGTACCTGAAAATCCGTAATAGAAACCTGATACACTACCGCTATAGGCACCTGATGTTCCCGATAATGAAGAAACTCTTGTATAATATGAGTTACCATAATATGCATTACCATTAGTTGGTGGAACGAAATTCGCGTAGAACCAAGCGTCATTTGTTCCTGAACAATAGTTAATTGTTGATGCGGTTATACTGTTAACATCAAATACATTAGTTGATGCAGTTAAACCCGCAGCAATATTTGCAGTTACCTGAGTACCTGAAACTGGTCCAAAATAATAAGCCGAAGTTCCTGATGTACTATTAGTAACTAAAATATTATATAATTGTGTTTGTAAATCACCTAAAATCGTAGATGTTCCACCATCAAATTGTGTGTAAGCGTTAGTATAATATGTGTTTCCACTTATTACACTTGGAACCGATGAGGTAAATCTCACAGATGATGTAGACGCAGTTGAACCTGTGAAATTAATAGAGAAAGATGTCCCTCCTGTAATTCCAACCGTACTGCAATTAACATTTGCAATTGTGGTTATTGACCAAGATGGTCCTGCATCATAACCTGATAGACCTAAAATTCTTGTTACATACAATTGATTAGATTGTTGTAAATATGATTTAGCAATATATGCTGCCTCATATTTTGGGATTTGTGTATTCACAAATTTCTCAGGTAACGTACCTCCAAAATAAGTTTGGAATTCATCATAATTAGTGATGAATAAAGGTTCAAATGCAGGACCCTTAAGAGTTTCTCCCACAATACCTAAAGTAGTTACACCAACACTTTGTGAAACAAAAGATAAATCTCTCTCTGAGGTATAAACACCTGGAGAAACGAATACTTTGTTTGCTGTTGCCATTTTTTAATTTAATTGTTTAAAATTTATTTATTAATAAATATTCTGTAAAACTTGAAAAACTATTGGTCTAAATAACTATTTATTGATTAGTAAGAATAAAATCTTACTTTTTTCTACCTTGAAAATAAAGAACCTTAAGATATCTGAAGAATCACATTTGTTATTAAAAAAACATTGTTTAAAGCATGGGTTGAAAATTCATAAGTTTATTGAAAAACTTATTGAATTAAACTGTACTGAAAAAAGGGATATCTACGGAGAAAATTAAATCAATATTGACTCAAGTTGGAAATTCGATGGTTGAGCATTATTTGATTTAATAATATCAATTGTTAATACATCATTAGTATTAATTTGTATTTCTCCAGCAATAAGTTGTTGTATATCTGTCCCATAAAAAAGTCCATTAATATACATTGAATACGACGCAATATTTTCAGCGTCAATTAATTTAATATTTGAGGTATACTCAAATGTTTGGGTATATGTCGTAGTCCCAATAGGGTAAGAAATATTTAAAGGAATTCTATCAGGATTTGGAGGGTATTTCTTAACTTTTCGTCTTGTATTCCTTGGATTAACCTCCATCATCACTAATGAACGACTAATTGCCGGTTTAACTTCAAACTGTTCTTCATCAAGTAAAAATCCCTGTAAAGTAAAACTATATGATTGGATATAATACCTTCTTTTTTCAATGTCCATAACTGACTCATCGGAAATTTCATCAAGTTGTATTGGAATATAATGACCTTTAATTTGAGTATAAGCTTGTCTTGAAGCAAATTTTTCAATTACAATTTGGTTGAATTTATTTAATTCTCTCATTCTGTTACAAATTATTTTAACAGAGTATTTTATATCAACAGGAACAGGTTGTGGGATGGTGTAAATGTCCATACCTTTTCTTTGTCCATCCCATGTTGGAACCGCAGCGTAATAATATTGTTTTCTATTAGGAATATTATATCTTAATGATGGTAAAGTACCAAACTTAACTTCAGGTGTTCTAACAGTTGTAATAAATGGAGGTTGGACATTTTTATCAATGTTATTAAAATCCCAAGTTTGTGTAAACTGAGACCAATTCTGAGTTGTCATCAAAATATCTACTACTTTAACAACTTTACCTGAAACCACAGTTTTTAAATCATTTTTTATAAAATCTAAAAACCCTCTATCTAAATCTTCATGTAATAATGATTTAGGTAAGTAAGTTCCGTCTTTGTTAATGTCTTCAAGAAGTTGTTCTCTTCTTTCATAACCAACAGGAGGATAAGTTAATGGTAAAGTTTTTTTTATTTTTGGTAACATTATAATCCTCTAAATTCGTTTTCCATCACAGGTGATGCGTTAATTGTTCTGTAAAATGGTTTATAACCACCATATGTATGTTTATTATCTGACACTACACGACCATCGTTGTTAACCACATAGTATCTAACCTGATTTTCAGTTTCGTAATAAGCAATATAATCCCCAAGTTCAATGTCAATATCTAATTCCTCTAAATGTTTTTGGTAAACAGAAATTCTGGCATTACCAGGTTCCATTTGATTAATTTTACTTGACCCAAGAAATTTATTTTCAGGAGCAACAATTTGTAGATATGCTTTAAACTCAACAGGAGGTAAAAATTTAATTCCATCTTCTTGAGTTTCACCATACACATCATCAACATTTGTTTTCTTTTTATCAACTTTATACAATATAAGTGTAAAGTTCATATCTCCCTCTAGCCATTCGCGCCCCATACTAATATCTAAATTATAATCTTCCCCTCCGAAAAATTTGCCTAATCTTGTTATTGGAACTATTCTGTTTGACATATTGATAAATATTTCTTTTTTGATTATTATTATAGTTGTATAGTTAATTAAAATAATTTGACAACTTCTACAGGACATTTAAGTGTTGAACAACAAGCAATATCTATTCTTGAAAATTATCAGGGGTCAAATAACTATATCCTTAAATTAAAAAAACAGATTGATTCAAATAAGAAGTATCTTCCAACGAGAGCTCAATGTGATTATGTTATTGATTACAATTTAGTAGTTCCAAAAGTTGCCAAGAAATGGGTCGAGATTGATTCTTACTTTTCTCAAAAACTCGTTGAGGACAATCCGTTCATTAAGGAACCTGATAAAATCTACGTTGAGAAAATTTTAATTGAGAAAGATAAATCATATCACATTTGGGGTAAGATTTTTAGTGCTGAGACCATTCATGATTTTTGGATACCGAAAGCTGCGGTTATTAAACAATACACCGAAAACTTGGTTGATGTTGATTACACAAAATATGAAAACCGTCCACCACTTGTTCACCAAAAAGAAGCTATAGAAAAATTATTAAAGAACGATAAGTTCATTTTGGCCGATGATATGGGACTTGGTAAGACCACTTCTGCGGTGATTGCTTCATTAGAAAGTGGTGCGAATAGAGTTTTAATCATATGTCCTGCGTCTCTTAAAATAAATTGGGAAAGAGAAATTAAAAACTATACCGACAAATCGGTTTATATCTGTGAGGGTAAGAAGTTTGAATTAGCCGATTATGTAATTGTAAACTACGATATCCTTAAAAACTTCCACGACCCAAAAGATAAAGAAAACTCAATAATCCTTAATTCAAAATTTGATTTGGTCATTATTGATGAAGCACATTATGTTTCAAACGCTCAGGCTCAAAGAACAAAGATTATAATGGATGTTACCAAAAACATTAAAAAACTTTGGTTATTAACGGGAACACCAATGACTTCTCGTCCCATGAATTATTATAATATTTTAAAACTTATTGATAGTCCTGTAAGTCAAAACTGGCAAGCCTACGCAATTAGATATTGTGGTGGGTATCAGTTTAGAGTGGGTGGTAAAAAGATTTGGAATGTGACGGGAGCATCCAATTTAGAAGAATTAAGAGAAAGAACTTCACGTCAAATCTTAAGAAGATTAAAGACAGAAGTTTTGGATTTACCTGAAAAAATTATCACTCCTGTTTACCTTCGTTTAAAATCAAGATTGTATGAAGGATTGATGGGTGAGTATTATGATTGGTATAATAATAGACAAGATGAGTCAAGGTCTTTATCAGTTCAATTTTCAAAACTTATGAAAGTAAGACAGGTAATTGCTGAAGAAAAAATATCTATCACAATTGAACTTGCTGAGAACATTATTGAACAAGGTAAAAAAGTTATTATCTTCAGTAACTTCACCGAACCTTTAAAAAAAATACACGAACATTTTGGTAAAAAATCTGTTTATTTAGACGGGTCAACATCAAAACCTGCAAGACAAGATGCGGTTGACAAGTTCCAAGAGAGCGATAAAATACAAGTTTTTTGTGGTAACATGAAAGCTGCGGGGGTTGGATTAACACTTACTGCTGGTGAGGCCGTTATTATGAATGACTTATCGTTTGTACCTGCTGAACATGCGCAGGCAGAAGACCGCTCATATAGATATGGACAAAAAAATTCAGTTTCAATATACTACCCATTATTTGATAATAGCATTGAAGGAGTTATTTACGACATTCTTACAAGGAAGAAACAGATAATTGGTACGGTTATGGGAGATATAGACGAAAGTTCTGTAGATATTGTTGAACAAATACTTAACGAAATCAATAGTAAGTAAGTATTTATAATTAATGAAATCGTTAAATATAGTATCAGAGTCATTAGTTAGTCGTTTGTTAGGTGAGGAAACTCAACCTGAAACCAAATTTTTTATTAACGAAATAAAAACCATTGGTATTGATAAACTACCGTATGGATATGCATCATTAAGAAGATTTATTGACCCTGAGACAATGAAGTTTCATTATCAAAAACATTACAAGGGGTATGTTAAAAAATTAAATTCAGCTCTTCGTAAAAAAGATTATGGTGATGTTGAATTGGAAAATATTGTTAAACAGATATCAAAGTATAATACAACAATAAGAAATAACGCAGGTGGAGCCTTTAACCACGCATTGTTTTGGAAGATGTTATCACCCTCACCACAAAAACCAAGTGGAGAAGTGTTTGAAAAGATTGTTAAACAATTTGGAACATATCGTAACTTCAAAACTAAATTTGAAGAAATCTCAAGAAAACGATTTGGTTCAGGGTGGTGTTGGTTAGTTTTAACCGATACAGGTAGATTAAAAGTAATGTCCACTTCAAATCAGGACAACCCACTTATGAATATAATTAATCAAGGTGGATTTCCGTTGTTAGGTTTGGATTTATGGGAACACGCTTATTATTTAAAATACCAAAACAAAAGAGATGAATATATTGAAAACTTTTGGGAGGTAATCAACTGGAAATTTGTTAACGAGTTATACAAATCAAAAACTGAAAAAAAATTGAACGAATCAATTTCATCAAAAAAACTTTTATACGAAAATGTGTCGGATTACTCAGATATTTTTAGTAACAATAAAAATGTTCTTTGGACTTATAGAAGATGTATTGATAATACTTTGAAGACGGTTTTGTCTGATAAGTGGTATGAAAACAATCAATACTCAGAAGGTTCATCTTCAGGTATTTACGACTTGGAAGAACCATGTCGTTCAGTAATTAATAAATTAAATACAAATTATATTGGGTTTAAGATTTTAGTTGATGATTTGAATGTCGTACTTACAAAACTAAATAAACCCACATTAAATTTTATTGGGGTAACACCTTCACAACAAGTACAAGAAATAAATAAATTTTGTGAATATTTGAGTTTTTTTGGTGAAAGAATTTTTAAAGGGTCTAAAACTCTTGACAAAATTATGAAACTTTTAAAAAGAACACATGACAAAGGTGGTCAGCTTGAGGAGTATGTTGCTAAAAAAATCAATCAAGAATTTGGTGAAGGAACTGCAGTTGTAGTGGGTAGTTTAGGTTCAAAAGAAGATTTTGCAGGAACTGATTTAACAGTGAATTTTGATAATAAAATACAAAACGCTCAAGTTAAACCAATTTTAAATATGGAAGTGATTGACGGTTTTTATAATATTAAAATTAAAGGGTTTGTTAAAAAGTTTAATACCGACTTATTAATTTTCTCAAATATTAATAAAGAAGTTTATATTTTTAAAAACAAAACTGTCGCTTTTAGTTCAAGTATGTTTAAAATCCCAACACAAGATTTAATTTATACTGTGAATTGATATTTATATAAAAATATCACTTCATGAATACAATAATCGCAGAACCATACAGAAGTCAACTATACACAAAAGTTAGACACGTACTCGGAGCACCAATTCGTTCAATTGAATTAGAAGACGAACAAATGGATTCCATCTTGGAATTTTCTATTGGGGATTACGCCCAGTATGTTCAAGATTGGTTAATTGAATCGCAATGGACTTCATTATATAATTTAAATTTAGATACACAATCTTTATCAAGAGCATTTGTAACTAAGAGTTTAGATTACGAAAACAGATACGCACAAGCCTACTCTAAAATAGTTGGTTTACAATCATCACCACTTGGGGACTGGGAACTTAAAAAAGATTTTATCACATTGGTTCCAAACCAACAGATTTACGAAATTCCTGCAGGTCGTGAAATCAATGAATTACTATGGTTCACACCGGCAACATTAAATAACATATTATTTGACCCATGGAGTTTTGGGGCATTAGGAGGTACAGGTATTGGTGGACCTGGAGGTTTTGCTCAAATGGGTGGCTCAGGTTCATACTTTATGATGCCGGCATTTGATATGTTATTAAGAATGCAAGAAATTAATATTCAAAGAAGAATTATTGGAGGTGATTTAACTTATAGAATAACAGGATTACCTAATGGTAAAAAAGCAATTCATTTGATGCAAACACCAGGTGGTAAATTTGACTTTGGTAATGCATCATTACAACATCACCAAGTTTGGTATTGGTATTACGATGTTGGACCTGAGGATAGAGATGCTTGTTTAGCCGCAAACCCTGATATTATTAAACTTCCTTCAGATGTCCCAATTAACGCAATTGCTTGGGCTGATTTAAACGAACCGGCACAACAGTGGGTTAGAAGATATTTTGTTGCGGGGTGTAAAGAAACATTATCAAAAGTAAGAGGAAAATATTCGGGTAACTTAAAGACACCTGACTCTGAGTTAACTATGGATTATGCCACTTTAGCAACTGAGGGAAAAGATGAAAAAACAAAATTGATTGAGGAATTAATTGGTGCTGATGGTAGATTGACAAGATTAAGACCTGAAAAAATAATGGAACGTGAGGCGTTAATCGCTGAAAATCTTAACAAACAAATGAAGTTTAGAGCGTTCCCAAGAAATATGTATGTAATTTAATTTTATGAGTATACAAAAATCAATCCCGATGAAACGTGTTATTGGGGAAGAAGTTTTATTAACATCACAAGTTTGTATGGTGTCTGATGAGACATATACAACTGAAGGAGAGTCAGTAATTATTACAAAAGAATTAGAATTAATTGAGGTTATTTTAAATCATAAAAATACTGACCACGTAATAGTTAAGGCACTTACAAATACAAAAATCAAACCCATTGAGGGTTTGATTGATGAAGAGTATAGTGAAATTAATATTGAAAAAGGTGCATGTGTTGAACTATATTACGCATTTGGTGGATGGTTTATAGTTTCCTCAGATGGTTTAAAACAGTCTTAAAAAGAAATATGTATTTTTAACATATTCCTTTTTTAATTTATAAATTTTTCCCATCCTTCTTCCGCAAAGTCGTAGATATGATTTGGGTCACCGTTTATTGATTCCCAAAATTTCATTTCTTCATGAGATATTGATAAAACATCCTCAACTTTATCTTGGTCACCCTCATTAAATGGAACACCGTTAATTAATTTACATTGTTCTTTGGTAAATAAACCTCTGTCTTTAGGGTCGCTAACAATTAAATTATTTCTAATTTCTTCATTGAATACAATCAATAATGGCTCAATACGTTTGTTGAAAGTGGCAACAGCTCTTGCGATGTTATATTCACCTGTCATAGTAGGGTTATTCTCTAAATCTGAAGGTTCAATACGATAACAGTTTAATTGAACAACCGAATCCGAACTAGCAGCTTTATACGCTACATCTGTTGGGATTCCTGTATTTGCCTCCTTGTTTTTAGCATCGCTACGAACCCAGTTATCTTCAGACCAAGATTTTTCCCAACCATTACTTAGTAGGTACTGTTCTTTATTTTTATAATCAGATTTTTCGTTGTTTGAGAAGAATAAACTCATCTGTTCTTCCGACCAACCTTTTTTTGGTTGGTTTACTTTCTGAACATCTCCGTGTGACGCTTTTAGACCGTTATTAACATAAAATATTACATCACCCAAACTTACCGCGATACCGTCACGAATTGCAAGTTCCATATGGGCTTGTCTTGACATCATATGACCTGCTTTCGTTTTTTCGTTTGAACGTTTGTTGTAATCGTCAATAGATAGTTTTACTTTCGCTCTTTGAGCAATCTTCATTAATGGGATTTGTTGGTTAAAGATAACTTCGAGGTATTCATAATACCACTCAACAAATGCTTGTCCGTCACCTTCTAACAACATCTTAATACCCTTATCCAAAAAGTCTTCAATGTAAAGTGGTAGTTTCTTACTCTTAATTGAGTTACCTGTAAGTTTAATCTTACCATTATGTTCCATTGTTGCGTAGTTCTTACGAGCAATGTTCATACACGATTTCCAAGTTCCGTCACAATCAAGACCCATTGCCCCTTTCATAAACATATCATTAAACTCGGCAACATCTGCGTCGTAACCTGTATATTCTTTACCTTCTTTAACCAACCAGTTATTACCTTTACCGATATATCTTCTATCATCTACACCACCTTCAGGTAAACTAAAATTGACTCCATCTGTGTCAAGTACCAATGCAGTATATCCTTTTGATATAAAAAAATTCATCATCTGTCTCAAATACTGTCTTCCGGTGCATGTTATCATTTGTCCTTTGTCCATATCACCCCAGTGAAATACTTGAGGTGCCGACAACGCTCCGAATAGTGAGTTAATGAAAATCTTAATCGGTAATTGTTTTCTATCAAATGATGTCGCTTGTTTCTTATCAATATCCTGATATTCTTTAGCCAAGTTTTTATACTTAATACGAGTATTACGGAAGTAATTTAACATTCCCTTCATTGCTCCTGTAATATCACAGGTCGGAAATACATCGTGAACAAGTTGTATTGAAGGGTAAAGTGACGAGAAGTCAAGTTTCAATACATCGGTAGAAAATCCTACTTTAAGTAATCGTGATAATCCTCCCACAAACTCTGTCTTTTCATTCTTTTTAGGAATTGCTAACATATTCTTATATGACCAAGCTCTCATTTGGATTTCCCATAATGTTGCGGTTCCCATCGTTGAAACTCTTTCATATGTTGTGGGAACTAAAGATGCTAGTAAGAATGAACCTTGGTTAAATTCTTCGTCAACTGTTAAAGTTTCTTCTAAGTCATCGTCAAGGTATCGTTCAACCAAATCATCACCTGTTGTTTTAATGTAGATACTTGAGTGTTTGGAACAAGCGTCATCAATCTTTGGGTCAACACCCACTTTCTTATATTTTCCGTTTTGTATGTTTAACCAAAACTCCTCTTTCTTTGAGTAGAACGGACCAATGTCTGTGTGGTCAATATAAACACGGTCAGGAGCTTCTGCTTTAATGTATTGGGTGATATACTTCAAACCAGCTGATTTGATGGATGAATTGATTGCCTGAGCCCTTCTAACGGCATGTAACGTGTCAATAACGTTATAACCCCACATGGACGTTTGATTAAACCTTTCAACCTCGTTTGCAAGTTTTAACATGCTCTCAGATTGTTTAATCGGGTTGATTGGATTTAATGTCTTGGCAATCTTCTTAATATCTAATTTTAAAGCCTTTGCTCTCTCAAAAATCCATAACCAGTCGAAGTTAAATCCATTGTAAGACGCAATGATACTTGGCTTAAGTTCATCTATGGTATTAAAAAATTTAATGATACCTTCTCTTTCTTGGTCTTCATCTGAACATTCGATTACTTGACTAAAACCTTTATTGGTTTTCATTCCTATCATGAAAATACGACCATCCTTTGGTTCTAATGCTGTCGTTTCTAAGTCAAATACAAATCTTGTGATACTGTTGTAATCATCAAATCCTTTGAATAATCTTTTTTCTTTTGTAACCAAGAATTGTTCAACAGGAGGTAGTATTAAAACTAATCCTTTTGTTGTTTCACCCCATGGGTCAACACCACCATCTCTAAAAAATTGTATTAATGAACGATAACCGTTTAATGATTTAACCATAAACGTTAAACCTTTTTCTAATCTTTCGTTACCGTCTGTTCTTAATTTCTCAATGACAATTTTATGTTTTGTCATCGCCTCTTTTTGTAATGCTTTTGAGGATTTATAAAAGTTTAATCCACGTAAATCACCTACCCAAGCAAAAGGGATGAAGGTATCTTTTTTAATTTGTTTTCCGTGAATTGGGTGTTCAAGAATTTTCCAAACACAATCTTTGACGTAATCGTATTCTACACTGACGATATATTTTTCGTCATCATTTCCCTGAAGGAAATTTTCAATTTCTTCGTTTGATATCATAAAATTTAAAATGGTGTATTTGCTTCCGAATTAAGGTCGGAATTTACCTTGTGTGGTAAGATTAACCAAATAAAAATTATAAGTCAAATAAAAAACCCCACTCTTTTAAAGTGGGGTTATTGTATTTTTTTGTTCTTATACTTTTGGAGGAAGTAATGAAATTACTTCGTTAACAAAATCATCTAAAAGTGTAACATTGATTTGGTCGTACTTAACTGAAAAAGATGTTTCTTCCTTTCTGTCTTCAGTTCCAACTCCTAAATATCTAACGTCACTACCTTCAAAAATGTGAATTACGTGGTAGTTTGTTAATGTAACACCTGTCGATGGTAAAAATGTTTTTATGTGGTCAACGAAAGCTGTAAGGCTAGTTAACTCAGATGATTGAATTTTTCCATTATTATCATTCCCAATAATTTGAGTTTCTCCATAACCAAAAATGTGTATTGTTGAAAATTGTTTCATAGTTTTTTTATTTATAAAAAATATTGTTATCTTGTTTATTAGTAAATATTGAACAAGTCATATTTGAGGTAATAAAATAACCAACAATTATCAAGACATCATTTATGTTAGATAAATTAAAATTTAAAATGAATATTATTATGGTGTTATTGAAATTGTCGGAGTTTAAGTCGGAGTTTTAGTTGGGGTTGGGGTTTGAGTTGGAGTTTTAGTCGGAGTTGGAGTTTTAGTTGGGGTTTTAGTTGGAGTTTGAGTATTAGTTGGAGTAACTGTAGGTGTGATAGTTGGGGTTGGGGTTTTAGTTGGGGTTTGAGTTGGTGTTGGGGTTTTAGTTGGGGTTTGAGTATTAGTTGGTGTAAGTGAAGGTGTTAGTGAAGGTGTTGGTGTTGGAGTTTTAGTTGGTGTGATAGCAGGTGCTTTACAACATGGCCTATCAATAATATAAGGGTCATTAGATGGGTAAAAATTGAAATTTAAACTAAAACTACTTAAAACACTTACATAAATTTTTTGAGGTAATGGTATAATAACAATACCCTGAGATGATTGTTTTAAAAACTGAACTAAAAACTTACCCTCATTTTTTGTTTCTCGACTTGTGAATTGATAGTTCACATAATAAGTAATATCTAAAGGATTAACTGTAGATGCACTTGTTGTAATATAACATTCTTTAGATGCTACAATATATTTATTTTTAATCTCATCATATACTGAAATTAAAATTGTATTACCCGAAATATTTTCATTTAAACCAAAATCACTTCTTCCATTTTTTGATATCTCAATTTGGAAAATTGGTAACGTTGAATTTTTCTTAATAAACCATTCCATATTAAATAGATACGTGACTATCACCAATTTTTATTGTAAGTTTTTCTCTGATTGGTAAAATATAAGTTCCTGTATCAGTAATAAAAACAAACTCTCCTTCATAAAGTCCTTCTCTATTTGTATCTATTGAAGTGAATTTATAATAAACATAGTATTCTGTCTCAGCATTTGGGTCAATAAATGTCTTTTCAACAAACCCCCCTTTCATATTTAGAATCTTATATCCTCCTGTCTTAACATCTATCATGGAAAAATAAATCAACGAATTTTCAATCAGTGACATAAACTCTGTTATGTCAACAATACCATCTTTAACCACTTGCATTTTAAGAACAGGTAGTGTTGCTCCTTTGTTAATAAAAAATTCCATAGATACTTTTTTTATAAATATCTAACTTAATATTAATTAGAATTATAAAAGTGAAACTTTTTTAAATTATGTGATATTTATAATATATGGGTAGAAAAATGAAACTTAAAGAAGACCGAAAAGTTAAATTCGGAATCAGTTTAGACCGAGAATTATTTGATAGGATGGTTAAAGATAAAACTAATAAATCATCTTTAATAAACAAATTATTAAAAGAACACTATGGAAAAAAAGATATGTAGTAAATGTAATATTGAAAAAGAAGTTTGTGAGTACAATAAACGAAAAATATCAAAAGATGGGTATAGAAATTATTGTAAACTTTGTCATTTAGAATACTCTCAAAAATATGTTACTGAAAATTTTGATAAATATAAAAATTACCAAGATGTTTATCACTCAAATAACGTAGAAAATCATAGAAAAAAAAGTTCAGAATATTATCAAAACAATAAAGAAAAAGTACACAAATATCTTAAGTACAAATATGACACAGATGAAATCTTTAAATTAAAAGTAACTGTAAGAACTAGAATTAATGTTTTTTTAAGAAAAAAAAATATAACAAAAAAAAATAAAACTTTTAATTTAGTAGGTTGTTCACCAAAATTTTTAAAAGAGTATATTGAAAAACAATTTACTGAAGGTATGTGTTGGGAGTTGTTTGGAGCTCACATACATATTGACCACATAATACCATTGTCGTCAGCAAAATCTGAAGATGAAATTTATCAACTTTGTCATTATACCAACTTACAACCACTTTGGGCTAAAGATAATTTAATTAAAAGTAATAAAATAATTAATTAATTTTCTCTTCTTAACGAACCATCGTAATGATGGAATCTATCGTGTTCAACAGGAGTTAATAACAATAATCCAGGTTTAATTTTTTCTTTAATTGTTTCTTGATAAATGTGAGACATCCAAGTATTTTCAAATGGGTGTTGGAATCTCGTATCTTGAAACATTTTACGATTACCTTCTTTGGTTATAAAATGTGTCCAATTAGAATAATAAATGTTACCTGTGACGTATGGTAATCCTTTATGTGATTTAATATTTTTAAATTCTGTTA